CTACATAACTCAAAGGCCATCGTCGAGAACAACATGGCCTTTTACTCCCGGAAGGCGGATTCCGGGCGCAAGCTCCGTTCCAAGTCAATGGTCCGGTATTTCCAGGGTATTACCCGGAATTCCTCGGGCCAGGCGGTTACCGAATGGAAAGTGCCGTCCGCTTCCGACCCCGAAAAGGCTTACCGCTGCTACATCTCGATAGAGCCACAGCAGGGTAACCTTTTTGTACTCGCCCGTTCGGGAGGGCGCATGAAGGAAAGGATGGAGCTAATCAAGACCGCAGATGTAAGGTGCTTCTGTACCTGCCCGGACTTCAACTGGAGCGGGATGAAATACAATATGAAGCACCGCTATGGCGGCTACGAGGAGGGGCATACATCATCCGACGGAGTACCTGACGGGTCCGATATCCGCCCAAGGGTCAGGGACCCCCGGGGCAGAAACACGGTATGCAAGCACTTACTTGCCTGCTTCAACGGCATAATGCTCAGTGCCCCAACCATCCTCAAGGCTACCCGTGAAGCCAAGTTCCCCCAGGAATACACCAAGAAACCCGAAACGCCGACAACGCTCGACAAGGACAAGTCAGCCAATGACAAGCTGAGCGGAAAGCTTACCGTAATGAATGACGGAAAGAAAGATACAAAGGCTACGGGTGAAGTCAAGACGGTCGGAGGCAGCAAACCGGAAGATACAAAGACTACAGGCGACATTACCGTTCTCAGTAAGGACAAGAAGGCGGTAGTCGACTACCCGTCCAAGGACGACGAAATCAAGGCGCTCGGCGAGTCTGCCCCAGTGAAGATTCCGGAAGCCCAACAGGCCCTCGATGCACTCGCAACCAGCCTCGGACAATCCAAAGGTGCTGCCGCTACACCGACTACCGGGGAAATCACCGCCGTCGGTAACCCGGAAACCGGTAAAGAATCCGGTGAAAATAGTGAAATCACCGTTCTCGGCAATGGCGAAGATGCCGATTTCAGCAATCCTCTAACAGATATAGAGGATGCCGCACAGATGCCAATGTTCAACCCCGATGACGATGACGACGATATGCAATAGTTTCCTAGCTGAAAGGAAATTTGCATATGTCTATTTATGTTGTCGGCTCATCAAAGAACATGTTTCCCGAACTAGACGCCGGGAGAGAAAAATTCATCGTAGATAACCCGCACGAAGGCGACAATATCGACCGCCTTAACAAGTGGTACTGCGAGCTTACCGGTCTTTACCATCTCTGGAAGAATACGGATGCCGGATATATCGGACTTGAACATTACCGTCGCTTCTTCGCATCCCTCAAGCACGAAAAACAGCGTATGGGAATCGAAGAAGCCCAGGAAATCCTCGAAAAGCACGACATTATAGTGACCGAATACCATCACGGCCCGCGCTATACCGCCCTACAGTGGTTCAAGGACTCGTCCAGGAACAGAATCTCCTATATAGTCTACCTACAGAAATTCCTCGAAGTGCTTAGCGAGGAAGACCGGGTGGGCTTCTCTGAATATCTAAACCGTCACTCCCTCATTCAGTGCAATATGTTCATCGGGAAGCGTCCCGTAATTGACCGTTGGTGCCGATTTATATTCGATGCGCTCGCGAAATATGACAAGATTTGCCCGCCGACGGAAAACAACATCCGCATGAACGGCTACCTGTCAGAACACATATTCGGGTACTGGCTAGAAAAAGAGAAGGTACCCTATTACAGGGTACCCAAGGTTGAAATCGAATATATCGTCCGTCAGGGAAACGGACCGGTCTCTATTGGACCAGCTTAATTGCCAATGACTCGGTTGCCGTATCGACCATGAAGTCATCCGGTTCCACGGCATTGTTGACAACGGAATACGCGGTGAGCTCATCCCCGTTGGTACACCAAGCGTAGCAGCCGAATGTATCGACGAGCTCGCCATTTTCATCCATACGCCCAGTCGGTTCAAAACCAAGATGCTTCTTTGCGACTACCTCAGGGTCATTACCGAGATGCTCGATTTCAGAAAGCGTCGGGAGACGCCATCCGGACGGCAACCCATTGGCAATATACTGACGAGCCTCGTCCATACTGAACAAGGTGGCATTCCGGCTCGTATTCATCTTGCCATTGTTCAACCTGACAAAACCGTCCATCCAGTTAAGCCCGTTAGCCACATGGTACTGAATCGAACCCTGCCCCTTAGATGCCGCAGCAACGCCGCCCGATACCGCAAACTGTGAAGTATTGCCGGCAAGCTCCTTTACCTTTTTGGCAAGAACAGCTGCCTCATCCGGCGGCAAGGTATCGATTAGCTTATTGATATTCATCTCGTTTGCCCGGATGAACTGACGGCTAAACAATTCCCACCCAGCCCGGGCGCCGAGACGGATAAGCATCAGCAATCCGTCGGATGTAGAACTCATCTTTTGAAGCTTGTCCGGAGTGATGTACTTCTGGCAAAGTTCTCTTGCGATATTGAGTGGTATCTTATCAATCTGTGAAAGCATCGCATCGGAATGCGTTTCCATAAAGGTCGCCAAGTCTTCAGGCTCGATTACCCGCTTACCAGGTTCAACATCCTTATCATATCTATTAGATATTTCAAACAGACTACTCAAGGCTAAATCTTGCGCTTTGATTGCATCTTCCTCACCACGAATATTTCCATCGTATAGAGGCTTCGTAAGAATTCTTGCCCCAGCGAAACATGTCCCAATGAGAGCAATCTCAGCTTTTTCATCCGTCGTTTCTAGCAATGTATGGTGCAGCTTATCATATATTCGCATCAGTTTCAGACGAACAGTATCCAATGGGATTACAACCATCTTCTTTACTGTCTTTTCGCCATTACCAACAGAGACATCTTTCAATTCACTCTTAGTACACTTGAATATACCAGTCTTTCGGTCAAGAAACATCTTTGTTGCAAGTACTTCATCTGCACTGAATAGCGCAAAATAAAACTTTAGCATCACAAGGTACATCTGTAAGATATCAGAATCGCATATAGCAAACTTATCCTTGTTAGGCTCGATAAAGACTTTGATATATTGGGTTTCAGTATACTTATCTTCAACCAGCAAATATCTATCATTGAAATTGCTATCCACGATATTACGGAATACATCCTTTAATCGACGCCCCCACACCGTATTCTTTTCAACATCATACAATACATCAGGTGAATCGGCATAAGTCTTAAAGATATATAGCAATTCATTTTGATTTATTACACCTGAATCAGCACGGTAGCGAATCATGCGAACCAAGTTTTTGGCATCAACCGATTTCATATATAAAGGATTATTATCATTTCCAATCTGAGAAAGCCACCGAAGTTTCGGCCAGACCTGCAGCCCGCGAACTCGAGTAACCAGCACACCAATCTCATGCACTAAATTATCAGTTTCATCCGTCGCATGTCCATTACCATCACAAGTTTCTTTATAAGCAATCTCCTGTAACTGCGGAGTAACCACACGGCGGCAATCATCCATAATCCGTTTAGCAAGAGCAGCATCTTGTTGTTCATACGTATTACCGGCATCGGTAAGAAACTGTGGAGAGAATTCAGTACGATTAAAAATATATAATATCCAAGAAGTAAAGTAATGGATAATAGCCACCGCGGTACCATACTCTACCGATGGTGACCCCATATCATAAATCGATTCGATTGCGTCATCAGATATCGATACATACTCGCCTGTTTTCTTAGCCATATCATTAAGCAAGTCAACGAAATACCCAATAGACGTATTCTTAATAAGAGCTACCTGATACTCTGGGTTATTCAACCTCCTGGCACTTTCAGTTGTTGTATTTGACCCAATCGAGCCGACCAGGCCACCGATTTTATGTCTAGCTGAAATAGTATCGCCTTCCTTTCCATCGGTAAGCGCGTATAGAGTCTCATCCGGATATTCCACTAGAGCAGCAAACCCTATCTCAGGTTCATTACCAAAAATATCCCGGACAATACTTTTCATGCGAGCATCGAGAATCGACTCCGCATCGTCATAAGTTGCGCCATTATTTACAAAATCTTTCAAGTCATCGATATCAAGTATCTTCGCCTCGAGACACTCAACAAGTAGAGCCAATGACTTCAGAACACTAATTCCGTATTCAAGCTCATTATCTTCAAATAACCTGCCACCAATATTGACTATACGACCAGTAGTCACATTACTAAGCTTCCCATAATAATCATTCTTTGCCAAAATCTTGGCCAAGCGACAGTACAGCAAGAACTTAATCGACTTATTATTACGAGCTGTACACGCTCTACGGACATCTTTAATAAATCCTTGCCAAACTGTATGTTCTGTTACATTATAGGATTTATAATAAATATCGCATTGATGCGAAATATTATTAAAATACCCGGCTTCCCCTAGCGTTAAAATAGAACTGAAGGCCTGAATATAATCAGATAACAGAGCGTAACCCTTGTCAGAAACAAACTTTACCCTCGCTAAAGTATTACCACCAACAGTATCAGTCCATACATCGGCATAACCGTCAGTTTGACTTTCATCGGTTATTTGATTAGTTCGACTATTACCAAAATCATTCATTATTAGCCAAGCGACCTTAGACTTAGCATTCTTCGGGTCACCATCTACAGTACCAATAGACGGAATATCCCACCATTCGCTCCCGTCACTATTTCTTGCAATGCATGATGCGCCCTCGCCGGTGATATTTTTATGTAACGGTGACACAATAGCATGGTCAAAAAAATCATCATCAGGATTTACCCTATTAGATGCCGATAACGCTCGCTTTGATATCAAATCTTGAAATCGATTCATTACACTCAGGCCAAGCCTACGACCAGCCACCTTGGCATCAATCCTATTCACAAATTCAACGGCTTCGTCAGAAGTGCTCGGCGATTCGTGGAATCTTGTCGCAACGATTTCACCGATTCTTCCCATCATTACGGTCTTAATATTTTCAATCGTATTCTGTAAATCATTATTGCGACGCACCTCAGGATAGACATATTCGATAGTGCCACCTGAGGTACGATACCCGATTCCACTAGCTTTAAGTCCAGCATCAACTATATCGCTGACTTTCTGGTCGATTGCCCGGAAACACGGGGATTCATTAAGCTTACGAATCATTTTTGAATTATTAAGCGACCCATCCTCATTCAGACATTCGGTAACATCCAGGTTTAACATACTGGCCATCTTGCCATACGGGAAAGGAATCAACTGAACACCCTTCGGAGCAGGGGTACCGGCTTCGAATAATACCCGGTAGGCACATTCAGTCAATGCGACCATTGCCGCGTCCACACCTTCAGAAATCAATTCCTTGTATTCACCTGCTGAAAACATATCGTACACCCGGGTTGCTTAATTATCCATAGTTTATATATCGAATCTTTGCCCCAATATGATAAACTATCGATTAACCAGATTCCAGTCAGGTACGGAAATGTCGGAACAGAAACAGTATATCCTCCCGAAAGCAATGGTTGAATGTGTCAAGGAAGCATACCATGAACTCTTTGGCGAACCTATGTTAGAGAGCCTTCTTCTCGAAGCTAATCAGCGTGAAATCGACGCCAAAACCCGCGAGGCTATATACAAGGCTATCGTAATCAACATTATCGGTCAGGAACCCGAAGACTGGAATGACCCCCGTGTCCAACAGCTTTACCAGCAAATCCGAGCCGACCATGCCCAGCCGGTAAGCCAATTCCTTGGCCGGGTGCAAAACGAACGCATAATCGAGCTTCCGGACTATGACGCAAATACCTTTACTAACCGTCGTGGCCATGAACTTACCCTGATGGAATCAACAAAAAATAACCTCAGGCAGACCTTCTTCAACTTTGAAGGTGCCAATACTGACTATATGCCCGGTGTTGCTAGAATAGCTGTCCTACGTACCGGTTTTGGCGGTTGTAGCTTCGGAACTCCCGAACAGGACCCCGGCGATATCAAGCTTCTCAAAGCTTTTATAAAGTATGTCTGTGAAGTGTGCCCGGACCCTGCAGCAGAAGATGCTCAATTTAACTTCGACCTTAACGGAATGACCCTTCGTGACATACGCGGTGGATTCGGTAATACACTCAATCAAGATATCGAAGCCCGAAAGGATGCCGTCCGCAACTATACCCCACAAGGTGAAGCTCGCGGAAACTACCGTATTGTCCATATTCCAGACTTCCAGACCGCATCCCAATACCGTCGTTATTTTACGGTATCCCCTTGGTGCATATGCACTTCCCAAATGATGTGGGACTCATACACCCTCGAAGGAGCCAATACAGTATACTTCTGTCTCCGAGACGGGTTCGAAGATGTTCCGCCCGAACCAGGTCCAGATGCTCCGCTTGATGACTACGGCACCAGCATGATTGCCGTCATTGTTGAACCAGACGGCGACCTCTGCACCGCAACACCAAGATGGAACGATGCCAACGGAAGCAGTGACTATCTCCTGACCGAAGAAAATGTGATGGATATCATCGGCCGACGCTTCTCGGAAGCATTTCCTCCGGTTGAACACGAACAGCCGGAATACCTTAGGAACATGCCGCCAATGCGTGACGGTATGCCCCCGCGCGGAATGATACCTCCAATGCGTGGCGGTATGCCACCCCGAGGAATGATGCCACCGCGCGGAATGATGCTACCTCCGAATGGCGCATTCGATGACGATATGCCGCCGCGTGGTTTCCGTCGTTAATTATCTCACACAGGATTTTCTATGAACGCATCAATCAACTTAAGCCTATTTGAAAGTGTCCGTATTCTCTTCGAAGCGGCCGCTACGGAAAACGAACTTTTCCGCATCATTGACGAAGATATCAGAAAGAACTTCTTTATTGAAGGCGACCCGACTATGCAGGCCGAGCAAGTCGACGAAGTTAACGATGTAGCCGAAATTTTCCGTACCGTAAGCGCTGCGGAAGCCCGACGCATTACCGGAAATGAAGAAATCCCAGATGTCGAAGATAACGATGCACCGGCCAACCCGGAAAATAATGCACCGAATGGCAACAATGGTACAATTTCAATCGTAGACTACATCCGTGCAAAGGCAATCGAAACCCTTACATATCCATCGAATCACCCAGGGTGCATGGGTATCGGTAATTCCCGCGAAGCAAAAATTAGACTTGGCAAATTCTATGGAAGCAAACAAAAGCCGAAACCGCTGGACCCGAAAAACCCAGCAGGCAAATGGATATTGCCGCCGGATGAACCAGCTGCATTATCACAAACAAAATATGCGCTCGTGTCCAATCCGGACCAATTGCCGCCAGACTTCAAAAATTATATCAGCCTGGTAGCTAGGCAATATCTACCCGGTTTAATCCGTATAGCATTTGAGGATTGCGGTCTTGCTAGTTATCTATTCTATACATTTGATACACTCAGACGAGCACTATTGGTTTACTACGGCGAGCGTTTCGACAATAATTCAAAAAAACTACAGGACTTCCTTCGAGTGGAATTTCCACGGGAATGGGACTACGACCGTATGTTCCACCTAGCACATATTGTGATTCCGCAACTCGTCATCAAGTCTAAATTAGCACCGATGGAAGCAACGCCAAATTGCGACAAGGGTCTACTAAAGCAAAATATCGATTACCTCGGTAAAAACAATGTCGAGCTCATCCAAGAACTCATCGACCCAATCGAAACGCCGGTCGGACCAAACATTGATATAGGCGGTTCCCGTCCATTATCCTACAAAAACCTACTGAAACTTGCCGATGTTAATGGAGTAAACCATTCTCAAGTTATTGACCAGCGAATGAAACGCCCTGATGGGACCTTGGATTATTATATTCCTCCGGAAAACAATAATGAGGATGATAAAAATAATGAAGATGAACAGGTCAAATTCCAGCTTGCCGGTCCGATAGTAACTGATGAAATGCGCCAATCTTATAACGATAACGCTCTTAAAGAAAAGTTAAAAAATGAAGCTAAATTAGAATTTCCTTCGATAAAGATAGGCGATTGGTATGTCGAACAAATCGGAAACGGCGTATCCGATGCAGAAAACTATCCAGATGGCTGGTTTACTTTTAATGAACCATCTGCCGGCAAACGACATCAATTCATTCACCGCACACCAAATGAGGAATACGGTGAAGGTGGCGTAGGATACTGGTGCTGGTGCCGCGGAATGCTCGAAAATTACCGGTCGTCTAAGTTGAAGGATGTCGCCTATGCGCTAGTCCATAAATCAGCACTTGACCCAGCAGTACTTAAAGACAAAGCATGGAACCATAAGCATAACGGAACTCGTTATGATGCATCAGCATTCGGTATTGTTATTGCCGGTGGTAAAGACCATAATCCTAACGAAGGCCATATCCCTGGACTTGTTAAGGCAGATTGCTTCGAATCTAGAAATAACACGACATACGAAAGCGGTCGTCCCGGCCGTCCTAGCGCTGTATCATATCCACCCGACATGGTACCTAATGGCGGAAAAATTCCTGGTCTTGTCCCCATTAGAGACAGTATGTCCCTTAAAACAATGAACATTGCACAGGCTATCAATAACTCAATCTTTTCATTAGCATTGATAGGCAAATGGGACTCCAACATAAATGTATACGATAGCGACGGAACACTGCACCCGGAAAATCTAGTACCCCTCATGCAAAAATGGTTCCCTGCCGATATTTCAGATGCCGAGCTTTTACCGGCACCGGAGAATATATATCATAGGCCAATTCGAATAAAGAGCATCGATATCAATGAAATGGCGAAAGATATCGAACATATTATCACGACAAAGGGAACGCGTGTAAACGGTTTCCACCGCAGCGGAAACGATACTAGCGGCGATATATTTAAGTTCGACGATTCTATTTTCAGAGGAAATGTATTTCAGTTTAAGGGAACCGACTATAGTGTATTAGCTAAGAATGATGCAACTCTTATTGCAGTTCCTACCGAAGTATACGATTCTACCCGTAAAAATTGTGATGGGAAGCTAGAAAATATCTTATTCTTCATGCAAGAAGATATTGACCCGCCGGCATTATTATTCCTCTATTTCAACTATCCTGGCCAGAAGAAACATGTCGTTCCATTCCAAACAGAGCCAATCGCCTTGAGCGATGCACTATCGCTTAACGTCGATTCAGTAATAGACAAGCTCCAGCTCGACCAAATGAATAGAGATAAGCAAAAGAATCCACGCACTCTTCCTACACCGGATGAGCATGGCATCACCTGGTATGCTCCTATATTAGGCGAAACACTCAAGAAAAATAGAATCGGCGTAGATATTAAGAACGGGGGAAAGGTATATCTTTCGGGACCGGATACAAATAATGAAGCCGTGCCTATCGAATGCAAAATACCCGGGCGCCTTCGGACATTCACCGCAAGAGGAAGTTTTATCAAGGTAGGTGACTCTGGATATAACCTATTTTTTAACGCACACCGCCGGAGCTATATCGGCTATGTAAGAAACAATAAAACTACTTGGTTCGAAGTCTTGTTCAGAACAACCTTCCCGGGAACCGATAATGCGCTTCTGAGCTACATCGATGATGAGGGGGAACGAGTCAAGAAACTGACGTTAGGCAACATCTATGGAAATCTAGCAAACCGTATGCGAATGTCCTCAAAAGACCGCTATACAGGATGCATCGACTGGGTATCCACCGATGACACTATAGATGATGTCAATATATCCGATGACTTCAAGAATGAACAGTACGAGAATCATCCAAAAGATATCGGTCTATGCGTAATCGCCGGCGATTTCAACGGAGACGCCCATAAGGCGGTGGGATATATCGACTGGTACAGTACCAGTACACTTGAATACCTCGATACGACTCCGGTATTCCTCAATGACCTATATCACAACGATTAACCAAATCAAAGACAAATAAGAAAGGCGGTCCGGTGGGCCGCCTTTCCCGTTTAAACCGTTAACTGAAACCTACCTAAATCTACCAAGAGATAGACCTATGTGATTTCCTACCTTGCCCATCGCTGGGTAGGCCGTAACGGCACTTAATCAACCGCATCTACGCCATATTCCTAATATGCATCAAACAACACGGCTGGCTTGCCTAGTCCTACTCCATTGCTGGAGAGCCTTAACACGGTCGGCATATCAGACTAGACATTTCTAAATATAGGTTATTTTCTATATATTTCAATAGCAGATTTCGCTATATTTAGTTAAATTTTGCTAACATTTTCGTTAACAGCTAGCAACCCGCACCATCTTCAGCGCAGACTTTCCGGCATTGTTCCCTACATCCCCCCAGTGGCTCTTAGTCCACCCGGCAAAGAACAACGCCATATCCACAAGAGATGCCTTCCACCGGGGAAGCCCGTTTTCCCGCAACGCGCCCCTGTACAGGTCATCGCATTCCTCGCGGTTCAACTGTCCGAACCCCTTCTCGCCATAGAGTGCATCATGCAGCAACGCCGCAACATTGAACCCGGCACCGCCATGTTCCTTCCAAGACGGGAGAATCCACTGGAAAGCCTTCGGGACGGAGGCCCCGTCAGACTCGAAACCAGCCTTGATGAGGATATGCATCCGGTAAGGTACATAGTTAGCATCGTGTGCAGTAATATCGATGGAAAGGTCCCGTGAAAGGATATACTTTCCACCAACCTTTTCATATTCGAGCGGACTATACATCATTGAATCGAGTGTCATAGCAAACCTTCCGATAAACAATCCACTAGTTTATAGAATTTACCACGGCATACCATTGGACGGCTTACTGCGATTAGCCGCCTTTGCGAGGTCACTCAGGTTTGGTGGTTCCCGACGAGCAGTGCTGAACGGTACGAATGCCTGAGTCGGACTTGGTTCTTCGCCTTCATCAGAATCCGGTTCAATCGCCTTGATGTCGCTAGGTTTCTTTCCAAGGAAACCACGGACAAGGTTAGGGTCAAGTCCACCAAAGATATCGTCGAGCGAAACAACCTCTTGTTCCGGTGCATTTTCCGGCTTACCAAAGGTCTCGTTCATTGCGTCGTTGTATTCCTTAGTATACACGACATTGACGCCCGGGTCTATCTGCATTATCGAATTATCGATGCCGGTAACCTGTGCGACAGTCTTGTACTTCTTCGGGTCCTTCACGCCGCAACGGATGAGAATGTCATAGTCAGAGTCGTCAAGCTCACGATTGAAATCGATGCCCTTCTGCGCGATAATGAGAGAACCCGCACGGGCGAGCTTCTCGCTTTCGGAATCGGCATCCATCGCATCCTGATAACCCTTCGGGTCGAACTTCTTGAAGACTTCAGTAATCGTAATCTTAGACGGGTCAGTGACACCGAAAATCGCAAGGAACTTTGGATACTTCGGAAGCCAGCTCATCTTCTCCTTATCGCTAACCGGCGACTTGTAGTAGAACGGTATGCTGGATGTATACTCGGCTAGTCGTGCCGGAGATACCGCACCATTGCTGACGACATCAGAAAAGTCATCGTATGTCGGCTTGGTAAGTTCCTTAGCCTGTTCACGGGTATAATGAGCGGCAATCATCTTAGCCTTTGGTGAAGCCGGCCAGTCGGATTTCTTGTCTTCATCGGAAGGTTCATCCTTCTGTACTTTCACCGGCTTCGGCGCTTTAGACTTCTTCACTTCAGGTGCGCCCAATATTACAGTACCGGTACTTTCGCCGGAAATCGTCGCTGGGCCACCCGCCTCTTTATCATTCTTGCCTGACTGGGACTCAATCGCAGCATCCCACTCGTCAAGCTCATCAAAAGCCTGTACTGCCTTCTCTATGGTTTCGTCATCAATCTTCTCAGCCATATGGCGTCTCCTCATTTTACAAATAGAAAACTATACCAAAAATGCCCGGTGTAACCGGGCATCAATATGGAACAGTATTCAGAAAATGCGATTAGTTCGCAGGGACCGCATTTTGAAGAACCATATCGGCAAGGGCGTCGTAATCGACTCCATCATCACCAATAGATTCCTGAAGGCTCTTCTCGCCGCACTCTTCTATCGGAGTATCGGAATTCGGCTTTTTCGAATCCTTTTCGTCTTCCTTCTTGTCATCAGACTTTTCGGAATCCTTCTTGACCGCATTTTTCGGGAACGGTGGCTTCGGTTTAACAACCGGCTTTTCGCCTTCCTTTTCACAGACTGTTTCGCACTTGTCGCCATCACAGACGGTCGTGCATTCGCCATCCTTGCATTTACCTTCGGCGCATTCCGGTGCACCGCCGACTTCCGGCTCGGCTACCACGACTTCGGTTTCATCCGCAGATTCCTCATCATCGTCGCTATTTCCAAAAAACACTTCGGCCGGATTCTTGCCGGAAGCGACAGCCTTATCGAATTCTTCCATCACGCCACCAACGATAGCCTGTTCATCAGTATCGAGAAGCGGCATAAACACCTGGAGAAGACCGTTAATCCCTTCCTTGAGATTTTCAGCGGTGAACCCGCCAGCAGCTTCGAGCTTAGGCTTAATGTAACCTTCACGAACGGCCATGTTATACTTGAACTTATTGAGTGCGTCATTGTTCGTCCCGTCTTTCAGGGAATCAGCAAATCCCATAAATGCTTCAAACTGAGCAGGGCCGAGAGTACGCTTAGGTTTGATGGTGGACATAAAAACTACCTCGTATGGTATTCAGTTATGTCCAAGTTTATATAAGTGGATAATTTTCGTTAACCGGCGGCAAATACGAATTCAGGTTCAGTAGCAATCCCAAGCATTTCAAGGTTGACCTCACGGTTGTACTGAGCGACATTCTTGTCGACCACGTGCTGCCTGAACTCCTCGACGGTCATGGTCGGAATGCTGAGAAGCTGCAGTTCATCATTGGCAAGGTCGTTCACCCTATGGGATAATCCCTCAGGAACGATAAGGGAATCGTGTACGGTACAATACGGGCATCCGACCTCTCGAGTAACCCTCGGTATCAACCGGTCGAACACAAAGAAACTTTCAATGCGCTGCATCTCACGAGCTAAAGCAGGGTAATTTGTAGACTTCATCTGTTCGATAGCGCATAAAAGTCTAGGGAAATGCTCGACCCAGACACGTCTTGTAGCCGCCCTTAGCTCATTTGGGTCATTTTCGATGTTAACTGGACCAAATAGGAACACGAAGAATGCCTGTTTTGCCTCATCTCGGTCAATATTTCGGTCGATATCGCAATCTTCTGACAGCTCATTTGCGAAAAACTCGTATAATTTACCATGTTTTAGGATTGAGTCGTACTTGTCGCACTCCAAAAGGTACTTTTCGGGGTCATTTATCTTGACTTTTTGCTGCAGCTCGCATAAAGTTGGTGATGAACGGAGGTCAAAGAAGCTATGATTCTCTACAATGGCCCGCAAAATTACACCAAGAAACGCACCCTGACTTGACTTGATATCGATTGAGCTAGTTGGGTGCCCGTCGCAGGTAAGGCATTCACTACGAACTTCCTTCTTCATCTGCGTAACATTGGTATGGATTCTACCGAAACGGTCCTTCTTCACGAACAGGGCGGTATTGCTTTTCCCTATCTGGTTAAAGCGCTCGACCTTCTTCATTTCAAGACGCATCTTCTTGGGTGTCATCTTCCCGGAATCCACCATTTCCCGCAAGAGCATTTCTGCCCTATCTTCCTCTATGGCGAAATGGGTCAGCTCATCATGACACTTCCTGATTCGAGGGTCTTCAAGCTGATGTGTCTTCACATCAGCCGCACAGAGCTCAAGCCGCTTGAGGAAAGGCTTGGACTTAATCATATAAGGACGCGTCCTGCCGAACTTCTTCATCGTCCCCGTCGTATCCGACATCCGGAACTCACGGGTAAAACAGTATTTGTCCCAATAGGACGCATACGGCTTGCAGAACCAGAATGCCTTGCTCTTTCCGGGACTCGATTTTGTCCCCACAAGGTATGTACGGCTTCTACCGATGAAGCCCCAACTTTCGAGGTCCTCGATGATTCTGTTATAGTCATTGCCTATAGCGTTTCGGAGATATAGGGAATGCAGATTACAGTGCCAAGTGTTGATATCTACCGTGTTTCCCGCCATTCGGGAATCGTGGTAGACCCGCCTAAGCTGTCGGGAAACTAAGTGAAGTACGAAAAGATACTTCTCCCTATTACGTACACAGCCGGGATGCTTCTCAAGCTTCTGCTTGAGAGGGGTCATCACGACCTCCGGAATGCGGATTTTGTACTCAAATTTGGGTAGCATGTCCTTAAAATTAGTCAACCGAACGCCTTCTGGCAGGAGTTTATTTCAAAATTGCGGACCCCATTGGTCCTTTCTATTCAAATAATAGCAAAAACTTACTTTCTTGGTGCATAGGGCTTACGCCATGTGATGGCCGATGCCATAAGCAACATCAGGTACTATAAATATGTTTCAGGATTGAGGGTGGTTTAGGTGCTAATCCCAGGTTCCCCTGAGGATTCCCCCATGATGCAATAATGGATACAGAGTATCAAGTACTATAAATATGTTTCATGATTTGAAACACAAATTCAAGCTATCGGAGGGGCTCGGAACGGCCTAAAGTCGGGGCTCCCGGGTTGCCCCCGGGGCCAATTTTAATTATATTCCATAATATGGAACCTATGGATATTCGGAGGCTGACGGCCTCCAAGCTAGAGCTGTGCCCAGCGCGGGATTTCTTCGCCGGTATTACCCGGTGGTGTACCGAGTTTTCCATTATGCGACCGGCTACGATGAGTTTCCAGTATGGGAATAAGGGGAGCATCATTGTCACACCGTATGGTGAGCCGTTGGAACTCGCCGATACCGTCACTGACCCGGAAAGGTTTAGGAAAGCCCTGTCGATGGCGGTGTTCGAGTATGTCGGCCAGTGTAACCGGGTGATTGCGAGGCTTCCGTATATGCCAAACCAGCGATACAATATGTACCGGGGTGCAGGTGAGCCTAGCAGGCCCGGTCAGGTGTATCGAGTAGTTCTCTGGACGGGGATAGGCGATGCCGGGGAATACAAGTTCTACTTCCTGCCTGAACGGGAAGCTGACCGCAAGACGATGGGTGCCGACAACGCCCCGAAGGTAGCCTATATGGTTCCCGAATGGGTCTACAATGACCAGGCCGGGGTCGGGAGGGGATAATGGGAGTCGCTCCGTTCAAGGTAGTATTCGACAATGTTGATGGCGTTCTAGGCAAGATGTATGTCCAGTGCTCGGATGTGTATACCCGTAAGACCGTGTTTGCGTTTGTGCTCGACACGATGACTTACCACAGCAAGGAAAAGGAGCGCACATGGGAAGGCCAGTTCGGGTACCACGATTGTATCGAGAAGTTCTTCAACGGGGTGGAGCATACCTTGCCGATTGGGCTTATACCCCGAGTCAAGAATTACCTTAAGGAAACGTTTGGCGAAAATGCCCATATCGGGATTACTGACTCCATCCGGCAGATGTTTTCGCCGCCATTCGGGAAGATTACCAGTGAGACCGTGCAGAAGTATGCCGACTCGCTCGGAATGTGGAGAAAGGCGGCGTATCTTAGGGATTTGGGTAAGGCTAATGCCGCGATTGCCCGCGGGGAAAGTGTGGAGGTTCCGGACAAGTCTAAGTATGGCCTCAAGCTGTTCGACCACCAGGAGCAGATTGTGCTCGAGGCGCTCAACCGCCGACGGATATCCCTGCTGGCCTGTACGAGTTCGGGCAAGTCGCTTTCGATGATGGTTATTGCCCGGTACCTTGTCGACCGGGAGAACCGGAAGGTATTGGTGGTCGTTCCGAACGCCGCGCTGGTGCAGCAGTTGTTCCGAAACTTTGCCGAGGACTATGGATGGGAGGAGGCTGGGGAACATTGCATCAGGATGTATGCCAACTCACCGGACAAGCTAAAGAAGAAGCAGAAGGATGAGTTGAAGCGCCTCAAGCTTGGCGAAGAGGCGATGCTGAAGGATATCACCATTTCTACCTGGCAGTCCCTCAGGACGAAGCCGGACGCCTTCTTTAAGGTGTTTACTGCGGTGATGGTGGATGAGGCGCATACGGCAAAGGGTAAGGAACTCCGCGATATTCTCGCCAAGTGTACCAACGCCAACAATCTAAAGGTAGGCTTTTCCGGGACTCTCCCGGATGCCGAGCTTACCGCCGAGATTACTTCGTCTCCCAGGCTCCGTGCGATGCTTGGTGATGTACTCCCGGGTCAGCAGATGGATGAGAGTGAAGTACGAAAAGCTGACTTGAGCAAGTATATCGACGCTGGCTTTATCGAGGGGGGTATCGGTCCCCGTAAGGATATCGTTCACCTGTGGGAGCTTATTGCGAAAGGAATCCTTACCCCTGTCAAGGTGAAGGCTATATTCATTCCGTATCCCCAGTCGGTGCGTCCAAGTATATGTTCGGCGAAGTGCCACTATGATACCGAGCGGGATATCGTGGTCGGCAACAGTTCTCGGAAGGATGTTATCGGCAGTATGTTCGACAACGGGTATGTCACTGCTGAACAGAACACGGTAATCCTCTACAACTTCAAGGAGAACATGTATTCTCTGCTGGAGCACCTGAAGGTGAAGCATCCTGAGTTCACTTATCATGTAGTCGAGGGCGATGTCGATGTAGACGACCGAGACGATATCAGCGTGAAGCTTGAGGACGGTGTTGGTAATGTACTGATTGCCACTTATCAGTGCCTCCGGCAGGGCGTGAACATAACCTTGCTCCATAACCTCATTATGGCTGAGCCGGTAAAGTCCCCGTATACCGTGATGCAGTCCATCGGCCGCATTGTTCGCAAGAACTCGACCAAAACTAGTGCGACCGTGTATGACCTCGTTGATGATGCGTCGTATTACACGAGTCCGTACGGGGGAGGCCCGGGTAGACTCAAGCTCAACTATATGATGAAGCATTTCTATATTCGGGCGGGCTATTACGAGAAGGAGAAAATTCCCATTGAGGAAGAACACTTGGATGGTATATACGAGGCGCAGGTGACACCGGACGATGTTAAGCAGCGCCGCGATGCTGCTATCAAGAAAGCGCAGGAGAATATGGCCAAGCGTCGTTCTCAGCAGCACTTCAGCGCGATTCAGCAGTTCGGGCCCCGTACGATGTTCACAAAATAGTGGGCAGGAAGATGCCACCCTTTAGGGTGGCTTAGGAATGCCCACGAGAACACTTTGGGAACACTTTCTTGGTTTCTTGCAGAGAAATGAGTACAAAACGGTTGCAATTAGCACTGTACTTTTATAAACTTTAAGCTGAACACGGGTGAAAGTATGTGTACGATAACTTACGATAACTTATAATGCAGAGCTCCGCTTCAAGGATAGAGCAGACCAAGAATACTGGTCTAGTCTTCTTGGAACGGCTAGACTCGCATACAATGAGTGTGCCAACATACTAGATTCCAACAAGATACACCTGGACTTGAAGTCCGTACACAATGCGGTGTACTATATATTACGGGAAGACTTTCCGACAATACCATCCCAAGGTATCATCAAAATATATAAGGAGTGCATATCAGCATTCCGTTCAATCAACTCCAATGGACATATAGAACACAAGATTCCGACCAAGAAGAACCTGTCTATGCGGTTGGACAAGCGGCTCTACTCCAAAATGAGTATTGATGGAATATCGCTTTGCTCGGAGAAATCCAATCGTAGGGCAGTTGCCGAAATAGTCAAGTTTCCCCGACTGGTTGATTTGTTCAAGAAATTTCCGACCCAGGACCCACTCATCTTCAAGCGAGACGGCAAGTTCTACTTGTCCATTCCGTTTGATGCACCAGAAATTCCAGTACAGAACGACACCTGCATCGGCGTAGACTTGGGAGAGCGTAGGTTTGCGATTACCTCGGATGGCATCATGTTCAACGACAAGGAATACAATGCCCGTAGGCGTAAACTCCGCTACTTGAAGCGTTGCTTACAGAAGAAGGGAACCAAGTCTGCTAGACGGCATAAACGCAACTTATCAGTTAAGGAAATGAACCAGTCCACAGATATGTGCTATAAAGTTGCTAATGCAATTATTGAAATCACGGTGGATAGCTTCATCGTCCTAGAAGATTTAAGCAATATCAAGAAGAATACTTCCAAGTCCAAGGAAGGGTTCAAGAAGAAAAATCATAACCGTAGAATTGGGCAGGTTCCGTTCTACAAATTCAAACAAATCTTGTCATACAAGGCACTACTCAATGGAAAACGGGTAGAAACAGTTTCTCCGTTTATGACAAGCCAAACCGACTGCACGACAGGCAAGAAAGACGGAACACGCAAGAACCGAAGATTCTATTGCAAGAATGGTACCGTCCTTGATGCCGACTGGAATGGTGCAGTCAATATCGCTCAAAAGAGCAAACATCCTTTCTCGTTCAAGATGCCGCTAGACGGTACTCTGAAAACCTGGAAGGCAGGGTGCAAGTCAACCACCCAATCGTGTATCAGTCTCCCTCTGGAAACACCGGGAGCCGTACAAGCTCACCGCCTTTAGTCGGTGGGTAGTTGACCCGTTAGATTTTTGCTATATTTGCTGATATGAAACAGAGCTTATTTACGAAGTACTTGAATGACCTGCTCAATGTCGAGCAGTTTGCTGGTAAGGATTTTTGCCAGAACGGCTTGCTGGTCGATGCGACTGGAGACCCCGACCATAATATTGAGAAGGTTGTTACCGGCGTCAGCCTTAGGGATGCCTTGATTGAAAAGGCTATCGAGGCCAAGGCGGATGCTATCGTGGTGCATCACCCGAATGGTTTCTGGAATTCTATCAAGGACCATCGGCTTGTCGACCGCCACGGCAATTATATGCGAAAGCTCATAAAGGCCGGAATCAGCCTGTACGGTTACCACTTGCCGCTTGATTTCCACGATACTATCGGGAATAATGCGGTCATTGCCGCCTTGCTGAAAATGCAGGTCGCGTCTCGGTTCGGCTATGCCGACATAGGCGTTATCGGAAAGTGCAAGATTACCAAGGCTCGTCTCGAGTCGGTATTTCCTAAGGGCGTTATTATTGTCGGTACGCTCGACCCTAATGCCCGATACGATGTCGCTGTTTGCAGTGGCGCCGGTGGTTCCGAAATCGAGGAATTTGGAATTGGGAAGAAGCCGTGTGATGTATTCATTACGGGCGAAGTCCACGAATCTACGGTAATATATGCTCAGGAAAATAACATTACATTGGTAATTGCCGGGCACCACCGTAGCGAAGTTTTCGGGGTACGGGCGCTTGCTGACTTGTTTAACAGAACGCGCGGCATTCGCCGTGGAACTTTTATTGATATAGACAACCCCATTTAGGAGGAAGTATAATATGGCAAATCTTAAGATTCAAGTTAAGTATCTTAACGAAACGGTAAATAGAATCGGCTTCGACGCTGAAGGCAAAGGGGATTGGATTGACCTCTACGCTGCTGAAGCAGTCGAATTGAAGGCTGGGGAACATAAGCTGGTTCATCTCGGGGTGGCGATGAAGCTACCGGATGATTATGAAGCTATCCTCGCCGAACGTAGTTCTACATTTAAGAATTACGGCGTTCTCCAGACCAATGCTATCGGTGTTATCGATAACAGTTACAGCGGTCCGGAAGACTGGTGGAAGTTGTCGGTCTATGCTACCCGCGATGTGACTATCCCGGCTGGCGCAAAGATTGCTCAGTTCCGAATCCAGAAGCGTCAGGGGCGCGATATCGAAATTGCCGAAGTTGCTGACCTTGAAGGCAAGAACCGTGGTGGTTTTGGTTCTACCGGTAAGTAATTCAACAATTTGGTGCATTGGAAAGGGGCGCGTACTAGTTACGCGCCCTTTTTGATATGGTGAACTACGCACCGCCTAGAGGCAATGAGCTTCGCGTTAGTCCCGAATGGATGCCCGCGCCTTTAACCCCGATTTCCCCGAGGCGAGTACCTTGCGATACACTAATAGTTTATAAATTTTTACCCAATGTGTCAAGGGGCTTTCATATCACCGCCTAAAGATGGTGAGTTTTCCGCCTATACTCTATAAACTAGTCGATATGAATACGCTAGCTAATATCATCCTCGAATCTCATCTTGGCACCCGTATGCAGAACCTGCTGTACGAGGCCTGTTGCATTTTGGAAGCAACCAATATCAACAAGGACTACTTGTTGCATGTTGCCGGCTCGCCCGAGAAACTGGCTGATGCGAAAACCAAGGTCAACGAGGCTTGGGCGAATGCTTCCTTGGCAAATATTATTCCGGCGAAGCTGAACCAGAAGGTTCTTAATTTTACCTACCTGATGGAATTGTTGCAGCCCGGGTTTACCGATGGTGAGTATATTGCCCAGATTCACGATTTGGCTATCCAGCGTAGTCTGGAGCAGCGTTTTATTAACAAGGTTAATTCCGATACCGTACCTGAGCAGGCTAAGGCAATCCTTTATTCGGCAAACGCCGATGCGGTGCAGGCTGCCAAGACATATCCTGAGCTTACTCCGGAGCAGGAGAGGATATGGAATCGCGTGAAGGTTTACCATGAGTTTCCCGATGGGTTCCGGTGGGTCTATGCCGTGGATGATAATGGTTGCAAGATTGGGTATATACCGTCTGCAATTACTGCGATTACGATGCATCATTGCGGTAACGAACCGTCCAAGAAGGAAGGAAATGAATATTGGGAATTGCGCGATGCTCGAGGTAAGGCTTATTTGACTGTTATCTTGAACGATGACGGGGGCATCGAGGAGTCCAAGTCTTGGGGAAACCAGCTTAACAAGTATACGGATATGATTCGGCCGCATGTAAAATGGTTGCTGAAGGACCGTCAGGTAACTGGCGTAGGTGACCGGTACAATGTCGGCTATGCACCCGATAGGAACTTTGGTGTTAAGGATTTCGTCGGAAAGGATGATGAATTCGTTGACTATGTGGTTGAAAATAAGCCTCAGCTCATTGGTAAGGCGGAAGCCCGTGTGTTGTTCTTGAAGGGTGCGATAGACAGCGGTGTGCTTTCTGTGCAGGATTTGAAGAATGCTTATGCGGAAGGAATGACTATCTCCGATTTGGAGGATATGGTTCCCGCATTGTCTGAATATGAGGAGCAAGCAAGGTTTAAGCTACCTACTGACGAAAAGGGCTGCTCTGCTGGTTCAATATTTGGATTTAACTCATTTGCTGTATTGTGTGCCGCGTGTGGGGGGAACCCGTTTAATAAAGAGGAACTTATATCCCTGATTATGGAGGATAAGATAAGCCTTGAAGTATTTGCGAACTATGATGTTCATTTGTTGACCGATGATATCCAGGCGGCTTTTGTTAAGGCTAACCCCACTCATAACTTAAATGTCTTGCAGGAAATCGCGGCACAGGTTGCAAGTTTCACAATTTCTCCTACGACTATTGATGCTTTGTTTCCTGAAGCGAACGAGAATAGCAGCAAGGTAAATCTAGGTAATCGGTTGTATACTCTTTTGCGTTATGTGGAACAAGGTAATCCGCCGTCGAAGATGTATAAATATGCGGAGCGTTTATTTTTGACAGAACCTTCCATTCGTGTATTGGAAGATGTTATTCGGAGTTCGGCTTACGAATATGGGTGGAATTTGGATTCTGTCGGGTGCTTGCAGCGATGCATTAACATACTTCGTATTCACGATATCCCAAACCGTGTGGCCATTGTTACTCATTTAGCGGAAATCTTTAGTTCGGGTGACTTGGATAGCTTTAATGTTAATTCGAGCCATGTAGCTGAAATGGTGGCATCATTTGATTTAATAGATAACGAAGAATTGATTAGTGGGCTTGGACGAGGATTGAGCACGGATGTTTTGCTTATGGCGTTGACCGGATTGAGCGATAATACTGAATATGATGTTATACAGCATATGATTCATGTTATCGAGCGGATGAAAGGCCCTGAGTTCTTGCAGCAGCCGGAGATTTTAGGGAAGTTGACTGATTTTCGCCTAACTTGGGCTTTGATAAATATACATCCGGATAGCGAGGGTAGTGAGGATATTGCGATTAAAACTGCCAATCGCTGTTGTGCTATACTTTCATCAGGCCATAGTTCAAGCGACTTGAAAGGTTCGGCAAGAAGTATTCTCCTGCAGACTATGGGAAAGTTCCCCTCGATTATACCGGCGGTGTATGAAGAAGAAAAGGGTGACTTTATAAAGGCTATTGAAGCTGTAATGTCAAAGGAGAACTCCAAGGAAATAAAATCGGCTGGACTGTCTGAGCCGATGGTGGAAACTATAATCGATGCAATTGCAGGTATGGTCGAAATAAATACTGACCGCGACCGGAGCTGGGATTATGGGAACTCCCGGGAGATGTGTTGCGACGACTGGGAAAGGCTAGGAAAGTCATTGTGCTATATGGCAAGGCTGTACAGCATTCACCCAAAGGTACTTTGCGCGAAATGTCAGGAACGCTTGCCGGCTATGATAGAGTACAGGTGTAATGTTCCCGGCGCGTGGGATTTTTGTGAGGTTCCGTTTGAACAATGGGAAGCTGCATTTAGGAAATGGGGGTACAGATTCCTGCGCTATTATGTTCTCCTTATGCCAGATGACCAGTTTAACGAAAGTAAGTTCATTAGTGACTTCGTTGTGAATAAGTTGGCTAATGCTGATGAAGCAAATGGTGATATTGTTGATGCGATTGAAAGAATGCGGAGTGGGATTGGACCCGGGAAGATGAGCCGCATCGCAAAGGTTATGTCATATAAGATTGTCCACAATGAATTGCCGATGGATGAACAGCGGTTCAATGCGCTGTATCGGTTGCGTATGATTAATTCTGATGCTTATCGTGCATATATGAGCCGTATAAAGGAAGCTACTGGTTCCGACATTACGATTTCTTCGCTTGAAGATGCTGAAAACACGAACCGTATGATAAAGAGCATGACCAAGTACGACCGGATGCCGGATATTGTGTCGACAACAGTAAAATATCTGCTTGACTATATTTATGAACATCTCGGCGACGGAAGGCATACTTGGAGAGTTGACGAAGAGGCATACGAATATGTCGATGTCCTTGACTCCATAATGGGCAAGATTCTTTCTAAGTATAAGACCGGAATGGTTCCTTATACTATCAAGCGTCTATTCGATGATGGTTCCTTTGCGCGCATCGATGGTTTCAAGAAGGCTAACTGGGATGCTTGTAATACCCCGGGAAAGCCGTTGTCGAAATTTAAGTGCGATGCCGACGGTATTATGGAGGAGATTGCCGGTCAAATGCATGCTGTCCGCGATACTGTGGAAGAGATTGCGGCAAAGCCAATTAAGAAGCCGAGCGCCAAAAAGCGGGCTGTTAAGGCAACTCCTGTACCTAATTAGTTATTTTTTCGCTATATTTGTGATATGGCAAAAAAGAGTAACAGGGCTGCTAAGGCGTTCAAGACGTTGACCTCGGAGCCGCCGGTCACAAGTTACCCGTACAACAATAACAGGGTAATGATAGTTGACTGGGCCTCCCTGTCCTATCATATGTTTTATTCAATAGGTTCGGATAAAAACCGTGCCAAGTACGGTTTGATGAGTTCCGAGGGTGAAATTGAACTGTGGCGTACCAAGATGGTCACTAAGTTGATGGATTATGTCGCCCTGTTCAACCCGAAGCACATCATTTTTGCCCTAGAAGGCAAGGCCGCTTGGCGAAAGAAGTTTGTCGAGCGTTACTACGACGAGCATGCGGTAATTTACTGGAACTCGAGTGAGTATTATGTGCAGGCGGACAACTACCTCTACATGGTACAGAAGGCTACGGTAGGCGATGGGTATGCCATTACCAAGCTGAAGGCGTCAGACCGTCTGAAACTCGGGGAACTTTCCCACAAGTTACTTGGAAAGATGCCCCAGAAGCAGCACGATATGTTCTGGAAGCTGAAGCTGCCGAAGGGTCAGCCAGTGCTGCCATCCTACAAGGGTCACCGCGCGTCGAAACCATGGACTTTTTTCACTGATAAGAAGGTATGGGCTGAGTATCGTGAGCAGTTTGCTCAGGAACTTGCCCCCTTGTTCCGCGCCCGCGCCATCCAGTGTCTCCATGCTGAAGGTGACGATATCATCTATGCGGCCGCAACACAGCTTGCTGTGGAGAGCGATGATATCATTGTCATCACGAAAGACTCGGACATGACGCAGATTAAGTACTCCAATGTTAAGATTTTCAATCACCAGACCGATACATTCTCTACGCTGGATGACCCGGAGAAATATCTTGACCTTAAGGTCTTGATGGGGGATAGCTCCGATAACATCAACGGTATGGCGTTTGTCAACCCGAAGGATGGGTCATTTGCCGAAAAGCGGAATACCCAGCTTTCTGATGTAGGCGCGGCAGACCTCCTTGCAAACTGCCCGAATGTCTACGAGGCTGCGAAGAAGTACGGTTGGGATGACCAGTATATGAGGAACCGTACGCTCATCGACCTTTCCCGGGTTCCCCCTGATGTGACACAGGAAATCGATATACAGATGGACTTGACGCGCGAGCCTGACTTCGTTGCCGGATTCGAACGCCTGGAATTCTGGAATATCCCCGAGCGCATCCAGTCGACCTACCGGATTATGCAGACGAGCGGGTTTTTCGCACTGAATAATGTCAATACGACGAATATTTTGGACATCGCCGCATACAACAAGCAGAAGGAGGAATCCGCCCATGTACCTCTTGAAGTGGTTGATTCGGTGGCTACGGCGGAGAATTTCGGCCTCGAAGACGACCTTGATGTGAATTTCTGATATAGTTTCCTCGGTAAAGAGGAATTTCTATGCAGAGAAATACTAGACTAGCAGTCAATTGTTTGTTACAGGTGAAGGACGGGAACCGTCTGGATGTCGAGGAATGGTTGAAGTACCATATCGCCCTCGGCTTTGACACAATCTTCGTATGCGATTCCGGGAACCATACCTGGCTCGAGGAAGTATGCGAAAAGCTCAAGGACAATGTAGTTCTTGCTCCCCGGAGCGAAAACTGGAAGTACAAGAGCGAAATTATCCGTGACTATGTGTCCCGCCGTGAATATGAGGAATGGTGCATCTGTATGGATGAGCATGACTTCCTCTGGATTTCCCCGGGAAAAGCAAAGTCCATTCTCCAGTATGTTGAAAGCATCCCGAATTATCTCGCCGCGGTTACTTTCTATGTCAAGCATCTTTCTTCCAAGCAGCCGATGAGTTACCGTGTAGGTACGCAGATTGACTGCTTTACGCATGCCCGCCGTGAACCGGAAGGCTTTTTGCCGAAATACAACTGCTTGCCGAATGACGGCGTGACCTTGTTCCGCGTGAGCAACCAGTCGATGCCGTTGCGCGACCCGGTGACTCCGGTGTTGACTAACCGTTGGGGCGACTCCGAGTTCCGCCAGATGACCCCGAAGCGTTTCGCCGAGGAAACGACCACAAAGGTATTCCGCCCGACTGCGTATTCTGTCCGTATCTACCGGTACGGGATTCGCTCCGGTGTCGAAGTCGGTTTTGATGACAAGAAGGTCCCGGTCGGATTCGATATTGTTGACCTCAGCATGCAGAAGGCCCGCGACCAGTACTGCCATATCCCTGTTAATCCCGAAACAGAAACATTGTTTGCCAAGTCCGAGCCTCCGCAGGAACTCGCCGAAGCGGCACCTGTTCAGGTTGAATCCCAGGGGCTTCCGGCTGTAAAGACGCCGACCCCGGAAGAATACGAGGCTTTGGCTCTTCCGATTAGCCGTTCGACAATCGACAAGTTGATTTTCAAGGGCCAGTTCTTCGATGACATTCTCAAGCATGTGTCCCTCAGGAGCAAGGAATTCGACCGTGGTTTGCTTGAACGCGCATTCCAGGAAGAACGCCGGGCAATCATCGCATCTTCCTCTTTGTATACGGAAATGCAGGAACTGTACGACCAGGGCAAGACCGATGACGAGGTTAAGCGTACCTTGATGATTACCAGTGATGCCACATTTGAGCGTATGCGTCGTGCATTGCCGGTACTTGACATCGAAACCCAGTACAGTGCAGCCAATCAGGAAGTTGTCGGCTCCGATGTGGTATCTCCGGTACAGGTAGCCCCTGTTCAGGCTCAGCCGGAAAGCGCACCGGTGACACTCGCCGCTCCTAAGGTCGTCAAGACTAGCAAGAAGACGGCTGCCGTCGCAACGCCTGATGTTCAGGAAGAAGGTACGGAAGATATGCCGGATGCCGGATTGGTTGATGAATTCGAGAAATCCGAGGCTGTCGCCGTCCCGACGGCTGAGGAACTTGCTGCCCGTGAGGAAGCCGTGAAGACGGTTGACAATAAGCGGAAGAACAAGGGTTCCAAGAAAGGCTCCAAGAAGGGTTCCAAGAAGTCGGCTGTTGTCGCCGTAGAATCCGATGATGTTGATGTGTCCGATATCGAAGTCGGTATGGTCGCCAGTGATGAACCGGAAGGCGCCGTTGCGCCGCCACCTCCGGTAGCTGAACCGGAAACTGAACCTGTGACCGACGATGAACTCAACCAGGCCTTTGCCGGCTTGGAAGATACCGGCGACGACAATGTTCTTGCCGATGTGTCCATCGATGCCGTAATCGGAAACAACAAGTAGTGCTTATACGCATATTCTACAGAAAGTCGGACGTGCTCGTCCGGCTTTTTGCTATATTTAGTATATGAATAATCTTACATTGAAGAGCTGTGTCTTTAACAACTTCATGTCCTACGGGAACAATGTAAATGAGTTTACATTCCCTCGTGGCGTGATTTTGATGACTGCGGATAATGGAAGCGGTAAGTCTACAGTTATCGAGGCTATTTCTTATGCCTTGTTTGGTGAATCTTACCGTGGCGGCAACAAGGGAGACCTTCGTAATACCCGAAATACCGAAGGTACTCTCCGCGTAATGCTGGAATTTGATTGCGAGCGGGTTCCGGGCGAAGTAGAATCTTACCGTGTTACTAGGACTATTGCCCCGAAGGGTAGCGGACGGTTTGATGTTGATAAGTTTGAGGGGGAACGGTGGGTTCCCCAGAACAAGCGCGCCGGGTATGCCCAGAGGGATTTCGAGGAGAATATTCTTGGGTTCAATATGGTATTGTTCAAGAATACCATATCGATGAATACTCAGGAAAGTATCCCGTTCATGGAAATGAAGACGGCGGCCCGCCGTGAACTTCTTGAATCCATCATTATGTGCAACCACAAGCCTTGGAAGGAAGAGACTACCCGACGGGCATCGGCGGCTGCTATGGCATTCGACTTGGCGGCGAACGATATCGAGCGCTTCAATGGCGAACGCGGTCGTCTTGTGGATTTGCTCAAGACGATGAAGGAAGAGCAGGTTACTGCTATCGAGAATCTCAAGGCCGATATTCAGCAAAGAAAGGAATCGCTTGGTACGATTGCCGAGCGGATTCAGACACGCCGAAATGAATGCTCGACAATCGAACAGGGTATCACCGCTAAGCTGAACGAGATTGCTTCGCTCCGTGCACAACTCGATAATGCAAAGGTAGCTTCCGCTGCCGCCAAGTCAAAGTTTGACTCTGCGAACGCCGAGCTTGTGCAGAAGGCGACGGTTGTCCAGTCGTATGCTGACGAGTGTAATAAGGAATCCGGAATAGATAAAGAAATCCGGTCTATCCAGAATGCTTGCTCGGAAATCAATATCCTTGCACAGTACCAGCAACAGCTGACTGCTGCCGAGGCGAAGTATTCCGAGGTTCTCGCTGAATACGAGAAGCTCGGCGTGGCTTCCCTCAATATGACGGTTGCTAATCTCAAGGCCGCTATTGATGGGATGACCAATCAGATTCATTCCCATGAGACTCGCCGTAGTGTTTTGGCCAGTGAAATTAAACGGTGGGGCGATGAACGCGAGCGAGTTAAGCAGGAAGGTCTGTCTTTGGTACCGGGTAAGCTTTGCCCGACTTGCGGAAAACCGTATACCAAGGAGGACATGGAACCTCATAAGGTCGAGTTGCGTCGTCAGTGGAGTGAACTGAACAAAAAGGTTGAGGCTTGCCAGACTGAAGACAAGGACATCGAGTTAAAGATTGCCGACTTGCTCCTTGAAAGAGCTAGGCAGGACGCCGACCTTGCAAAGGTGAACGAGGCGCTCGACGCTGCCGCTAAGTACAATGAAGCGTATGTTGCCCCGGCAAAGGCCGCCGTTGATAATTTCAATCAGTCCATCGCCGCATCCGAGAAGAAGATTTCCGATACCGGAATTAACCCGGCCGAGTTCTCTTCCCGTCTCAATACGCTCAATGCTGAAAAGGCTCGCTTGCAGGAAGTCCGTGCAAAGTGGCAGGCTTCTTCTGCAGACTACCAGACCACATCCCAGGGTGTCGCGGCAATACAGTTTGAATACAATAACGCTGTAAATGCCGAGACTAATCTTGGTTCCAAGATTGCTTTGGAGGAGAAGTCCGTCGAAAATGACCGTAAGTCGCTTGAGGATAAACAACAGCGCATTCAGGATGACGAGCAGGAAATCGTTCGGGTTAACGAAAGTATCGCCAAGGATGAAGCTACGGTTGCCGCCGGTGTGACTAAGGAATCTGCTGCCGGTATGGCTAAGGTGGAACAGCAGATAAAGGATGTCGATGATAGTATCGCTGACGCTGAACGTCGGAAGCATGAGGCGAGTGACGATAAGCTTGCCTATGATTATATTGGTAAGGACATGTTTGCTGATGATGGTCTGAAGGAAATGATATTCAGCCAGTTCGTCCCGGAATTTAACAAGAGTGTCGAGATGAACATCCGCAAGATGAACTTGCCGTATACGGTCATCTTCAATACGGATATGTCGTTCCATTACCAGGCTGAACCCGGCTATGCACCGACTTACGATATGCTATCCCAGGGTCAGAAGCGCAAGCTTGGATTTGCTATCTTGATGGCATTCCGTGATTTCGTGTCCTTGGTCGGCAACTTCCGTATCAACTTCCTCTCGATGGACGAAGTTCTTGATATTTCTACTGACGATGCCGGTATGCGCGATATGCTCGATATCGTTCGCGATATGAATGAGGATATTGGCTGTACTCTTGTGATTACTCACAGGGGAAGCGTCGTCGCTGACAAGTTCGACTACCGCATAGTAGTGCAGAACGATGGCATGTACTCAACACTAGGAGAATTGGAGAAACTATGAGTATAAAGCAAGTTATCAATCCGCTGCCGATGGGTGGCATCTATGTGATATATTCTGCCGGCGCTATCTTCGAGAAGCCGGGTGAACGCGGAACGATGCATCTTATGGAGCATTTACTTGCTCATCTCTGGGATGACCGCCGGGACCTTTTCATGGAAAAGGCTTTTAGGGCAAACGCCTATACTGCAGATGACCTTCTTGTTTGCCATCTTACTGGCCCGGCTGATGACCTTGAAAAGTATGCGAAGGAATTCGTGCGCCTTATCACGGGTGGTCACGAACGCATTACCGAACCAATGTTCGATAATGAAAAGTCTACAGTACTTAATGAATATAGTGATGTGTTCGCTGACCCGATGCGTGGTGCTTTGCATAACGGATTCCGCAAGGCATACGGCATGTATACCGCTATCGGTGAAAAGAAGGATATCGAAGCCTTTACTTACGACAAATTTGCCGGTTATTACAAGGACCATTTCTCTGTACCTAACCTTGTGGTGTGGGTTGGTCCGCACGAAATTGACCTCGATGGTATCGTTACCGAAGCTCCGAAGTTCACCGCCGTTAGCGATGCGACTGATTTCGTTGAAAATCGTGATATTCCTACTGAGCCGGCTCCTATTATTGACAAGGTGATGGTGAACTGCTTCAGCAAGAAGGTGATTGCGAACGAAGACGCCAATGCCATGCTTCTTGCGACGCTGGCTTTGGGGAAGGGCTTGAATTCTCCGTTGTATCAGGAAATTCGCGAAAAACGCGGTCTTTCATATTACAGCTTTGCTGAATGTGAACGCATCGCGCAGAAGGCAACTGCATTCTTCTGTTCCGGTACCGATAAGCAGCGTATCGTCAAGAATCCGGATGGAACGGAAACGATAATCGATTGCCCGAAAGAACTTATCGGCGTCTACCATGATGTGTTCTCTAATATCGATAAGTATCTTACTAAGGAACGCTATGACTTGTCCATCAGTTTCTTGAAGAACCATCAAAAAGAAGAAGAAGCACTTCGCTTTATGAACTACGAAGACTTCGTTATCGACGAATTCAACTATGCGATTGACCCCCGCAAGGCAATCGAAGTTACCTATGAGCAGGTTCTCGAGGTCGCTCATAAGTATCTCGACGATGAAAACATGTTCTTCTATGTAGTGTAGTCTTTGCGGAAAGTTGGACCTGTGGAAGGGGCGGCTGGTGCAGCGATGCGCCGGCCGTTTTTCGTTGTTGGAAGTAGTTTCATAGGGTGCCGCTACATAAACTACCGAATTGCGAGGTGCTATATGGCCGAAGGATATGATTTCGAGAAATATTATGTGAACGAGAAGGTGAAGACCGAGGCGGCTATCAACCGTACCGGGGTAATCCTGCAGAATACTACCGAGCCTTCGGAAATTGCGACGAACAATGTCGTTTACTATGTAGCCTCCCTCTATGTGAAGAATGTTGGAAGTTCGGAATTTATTCAGCTGACCGGCGAAAACTGGCGGATATGCATTATTGAGGACCCGACTAAAGACGAATCCGAGCGCAGCTATTACTATCTCCGCCCGTGGCATCGGTTGGGGGAGGTAGCTAGCCTTGGAATTTCGGATACTTGGGACCCCAAGGGTTCGCGGGATGCGGTCTTTGAGTCTAACGATGCCGATACAGATTACCAGTATGCCGCCATAAATGATGCGGTTGGCGGAAATCCGGTACCGGTTACCGCTTTCCGGGCAGTATTGTATCCTCGTTATGAAACCGAGGTAAACGAGGCAGAAACCGAGCAGTCCTTTATGTCTACCGGAGTGTCTACTAAGCCGATAAATCAGGATGTCGTCCAGAATCCCAAGCTGATGCGGCTTATGTACGGGGCGCTCGGCCTACAGGGTGGTCGCTGGAAGGGTCTCCGTTGGCTCGAACGGATATGGGATAAAAATGGCGGAATGACGGACAATGCGGTCATACCGTATGACCGGTTTGTCAAGTGCATGAATTACCTTGCCGATGTCTGTAAGGAGAATGATGTCGGGTTCAGTGTTATCTATTATGACCAGACATTTGCCAAGGAAGTTACCGTAGAGGATGCTACCCGTGAGGAATACCGGGCTAATCGGGCCCGCGCTCGAGCCAAGCATAATAACTATAGAATTGCATTGGCAAATGCCGATATTACCCGCACTGATTTACCTACCCGGATGAGTTTTAACGAGGCGTATGGGAGTGGACTATCTAAGTTTCTTACCAAGATGAAGAATGAAGGGTACTTTGAACCTACAGGTAGTGCATTCGGTAATGCTACGGCACTGTTGCCTCCGGTGAAGACTGCCGTGCAGGCATTCTTCTATGACCGGGAAGAACTCGAGACGAATTTCTCTTCCTTGTTCCGTACGGTGATGGAAGGGGTTACCAATATCCCCTATGTCTGGAGATTTGTTGATAAGGATATCAAGACGGCGATTGACAATGCAAAGAACAGGTATCAGGAAACACCGAAATCGTCCGGACGGATGCTGTTCGACTTGGATATTGCAGTTGCCCGTTTGACGAATACGCCCGAAGCCGATAAAGTGCCTTATGCAATTCCACGAGCGATTCAGGAAACCGGCAATGGCGATTCGGGCTATAGCTTAATTGTCGGCATCCCGGGTGAAAGCTCTACCATGCTGACGGCTTGGTCTTCCGATGCGGGACACGATATCTATACCGGCTATAAGAATGGTAACAATTCAAGGGAAAACTTGCGCAGAAAGAACTTTGTCACTACGAGCGCATCCGAAGTGGTGGATTACCTGGTAAATTCCTTTAACGACCAGGTAGATGCCGGGGCGATAACGGCACCTAAAGTCGACAAGATTTCCGCTGTCGATGGAAAAGTTACTATTCCTCAGGAGTTGCAGACTACCAATCCAATATTCTATAGCTGGGCTGCTTATACTGCTGCGTTCATGAATATCATACGATACTACGGTAATAATGGCGAGCAAATTGACGCTACAACCCTATTTGCAAATTGTTTTACTTCCAATGGTATATTCGGAACGAGTAATAATAGCGACTGGTCAAGCCGCTGGTTGGCGGTATCCCTTGGTATCATACCGGAGGCTGTAACTGAATTTAGCGGGGAGTATGACATTATCTCTTGGGAAAACGGGGTGGTTACCGGTAGCAAGGCATACAGCGATATGTTCGAGCCGCAACTGGCTGATATGTGGCGGGACATAACCACATTGCCCTATGAAAGTTTCGGGATGGTGATGGATGCGGTGTCCGCAATGCGCCGTGCGTACAAGCAGATGAATCGCGCGGTAGCTACACGGATTCTGCAGATTGGGCCTGCGCGGGCGTTCAAGGCGGCCATGAAGCTGGATGACCTGTCCGATGATTTCAACGAGTTCGCCGATGTATGCGATAAGCTTGTTTGGTATCAGCGGCTGGTCGAGGAATCGCCGTTCACTAATAAGTCTACAATTCCTGTGGGGAATAACCCGACACTCACTTCTTCGTTCCCGGCGCACTTCATGTTCCCCGTACATATGTATAAGCGTGTGCGCGTGAAGTATAAGAATTTCTGGGGACGCACCCGTCACCGTATGCAGAAGCGGTCGATTGGTGTCAGGTGGGCTGAAGTGACCTTTACCGATGCATCGGTATTCAATGAATATCCGGTGATTAACGATTTCCACGGTGAATCGGTGGGGTATTCCGGTAGTTACAGTATCGACGGGCAGAATATTTTACTGGATGAGCCATTGCCGTCGAAGGTGGTTGATGCAGGCGAGGGAATGGTGCAGTTTGCCTCGTGCAAGGTGCATGTCACAGTAAAGAATGATGTTCTGCTTGAGATGGACGAGGGCGCCGTTATCGCGGATATTCCGGGTGCAATCCAGTCCATCAAGATTCCTCTTCCTCCGTCACAGCCGGATGGTTCTCGGGAATCGGTCGAGATTCAGTACAAGATGCCGGGTCTCCCATATGATTCCGAAATACGCAAGCGCGCTTTTGTCGAGTACGGTTCGCTGAGTCAGGCATCGTACTTCGAGGCGGTGCGAAATACCGGTTCGGATGATGAGAAGCACGAAGGGTGGAAGATTTTTTACCCGTCTTCTGCAGAAATTTCTGCAATGCGCAACGGCATCGGGGTCCACGACAAGGTGGCAATGCTGTTGTCTATCCTGAAACACGAGTTTGGTGATAGCCGGGTCCAACTGACCGAAACCCGTCGTTCTATGGAAGACCAGGAGAACATGTGTACCGGTGGCCCGGAAAGCGCGTTCCTATCTTGGCACAACTATGGACTTGCCGCGCAGATTCTTATCCTCAAGTCGGACGGGAAGACTCCGCTCGAAAAGGATGATGAGGAAGTGAAGCGACTGTCTCAGGTTGCCCGGGCGTTTACCGAGGGTTGCCTTGATGGTAAGTTCGGGCCTCCGTGCAATGTGGTATGGTGTGCCCGTCTTGCCGTGGGACCGTCATTGTTCGACTGGGAGTTTCTCCCGATTGGAGTTGGCCACAAGGATGCCCCGAAGTTCCGCAATATTCTCATTTCGCAGTCCGACCCGGTACATGAACTGGGATATGTCGACGTGGATGGAGGAAATCTTGTAAAGAACACGGTTCCGTCCGGTAATGTCCCGTATGTTCTTGCTTCGTCTCCCGCGTTGGCTTCGGCGGAGAAGCACGGTGGGCACCGGTTCATGAATCCGAGGAATATCAGGAATTTCGAGCATATCGAGGATATCGTACTTTATGACGCTCGTGAATATGTCGACCTAATCAAGCTCAAGATGAACGCTAACGGTACTGCCCGACCGGAATCCGGAAGTATTTACGATTGGAAGGCGCTTAATCCGGTGGCGTGTGAACAGCTTATCCGTTATTACGCGATGGTCGGGAGTATTTCTGCATCGAAGGCTCTGCTTGCTGGCGATTTCGTCGAGCGTTACCTCCCGATAGAGGAACAGTACTACAATTCTAGCCCTGTTGATTATGTCAAGGGTATGCTTGGCGAGAATTATGCCGATGCCCGTATCTGTACTTCACGGGATGGACGGTCTTCATACATTACTTTGAGCGACGGCATTCTGCATGTGAAGTCCTTGGATGCATATCCGAACAATGCGCCAACTCGTCTGGATATTCACAAGCAGCAGAAGGTGGATGCATCCCATGTCACTTGGGGTATATGGGAAGACGGCGTGTTTTATTCGGAAGAAGAACTTGCTGAGATGGGTAGGGAAATCCCGTATATCGATTCCGAAGTGCCGGTAATTGCCGGATATGTCAACGGCGAGGCTACTGAGGGTGAGGCCGTGTACTTGCATCAGGTGGTCGCCGCGAAGATACATAAGCGCTTTGGTGAAATCCGTAAGCTATTCGAGGACTTCGGTGGTGCTCTTATGTACGACCGGGTTGAGGACGGGCCGAATGCGTCTATGGCCGATATGCTGGAAAACGAGTTCGGGCTGATTGCCGCTCAGGACCTCCTCCCGTTCGACGACCTCGACACTATGCTTGACGGGATATTGAGGGATGCCGGAAAGACTACGGGTGTTCTTGGGGAGACCGGGACCATTTACGAAAAGGTCGTGGACAATGCCCAGATATCGGGTTTCCGCTATGCTTCCCTTAAGAAGGAACATCTGCATATCAGGGATTTGCCGACGGCGAACGACGGGAAGACACTGTATGACCTGATTCAGAAGGGTCACGGGTATACAGCGAACGACATCGTATCTCGATAAACTATCGAAAAATGAGTTTAGGAGGCTGTGATGTCCGCCCAGGTCATATTGAAGAAATACACCGGGCTCGATGGCGAGTTCGGTACCGTAGTGAAGAGCCTTGGTATCAAGAGGGTGGATACCGCTGTACCTTCCGTCTATAGTTCCAATAATTTGGGTGGACGCCCGATACCTTCCGATGATGCGAGCGAGGCGAAGTATTACTCCATCTACCGCCCGGATGAACCGGATTGCTGGAACTACTCGATGGAGTGCGTGTTCAAGGTGCACTTGATTAAGGCGCCCGATATCCAGCTCAGTAACCTATGCATCTATCCAATCGGGGAACCTCCGAAGGACCGTTCCAAGGCGCCGCGACTGATGGTCGGCAACTCGATTTCCTATTCTAAGCCGACGAACGCGAAGAGTCTGAAGGCTGTTCATGACATTTGGGATTACAGTAAGGAACACCCGTTCTATCTTACGGTCAATGGCCTCTATGGTCAGGTCGTGAATCCGGCCGAGGGAAAGACTGAGTACACCGTTGAGTACAAGGACTGCGGGTACGGTAATGTCGTCTATCTGGATGGAGAACGCCAGCCGTCCGTTCCTGTTGCAGTCAGGAGCGATGCTTCTGATATCACCATCCGGTTCAAGGACCGTACATTCGCCGCAAAGACGGACGACCCGAAGCGTCGCCTGCTTGATTTTGTCGACCCGATTACTGGTAAGCTGATTGACTCCAAGTATACCCGGGTGATTCGTCAGGCCGACGCGCACGGCGATGGCGGTGCGATTGAGTTGCTCGTGAAGACTTCCGAGTGGAACCTTATGGAGATATTCCCGGGTGGTCTAATCTACAAGATTCAGGCGGACCAGGAATATGACTACGAGGGAAGCGGCTATATGGTCTACTGGCTGAATCTCTATGGGCAGAAGGCCGGGTGGAACGCTGTGTGCGATACCACGATGGCGACTGATGTCAGCTATGTTCCGAACCGTTGGTTTAAGAGCGTATATGATGCGACCGATGGCACGGTAGCCGAAGTTCCGGCAAGCCGTCCGTTCGACAAGGCGGCCGTTTATTCGACCGTCGAGGTGAAGTGTGGCGAAGATGGGATGCCGTGCTTCTATATCAATGGCGTCCGGCGTCCGACCCTTATGTTCGACCTGAACAAGGTGTACCATTTCATTAACAAGGATGGTGACCGCTATCCGTTGCGCTTCATTGGAAATCGGTATGCTCCGCTCGCTAACAATGTCGACGATGTTATCACGGATGGCGTCGTGGTGCTACACGGCGGGACTGCTCTCGAGGAAATCTTCGTGAACCCGGAACTCGTGCTTAAGTCGGGCCGGTGCATCGGTGCATATCAGTGTGTCTGCCATCCGGGTTTGGGCAATGTCGTCTACGAGCACCCGTTGGATATGTGCGGTAACTACAATATGTGCCGTGTTGGTGGCGGTATTTATAATCCGTTGCTTGCCGGCGAGAGTGACTATGTGTATTTGCAGATGCAGGTAAGTGGGCTTTGTGAGCCTGGTTCGGCGGCTCCGGCTTTTGAAATTGGATATGATGAGACATAATTTCCGAGAAAAAACTCGGACGGCTATGTGAACTACGCACAGCATGAAGGCTGCGCGCTTCGCGATAGCCCCGTAGGGGCGCCCGCGCCTTGGACCGCCGTTCCGGCGGCGAGAATTCTTTTACCTTCGGCAAGAATGTTGATGGCGGCGTTGAAGTCCCTGTCGTGGGAAGTGCCGCATTGCGGGCACTTCCACTCCCGGACATTCAAGTCTTTAACAACTTCATTCCTGAAGCCGCAGTAGTGGCAGATTTGCGAGGAAGGGAACCATCGTCCGACACAGACGATGGTCCTTCCATACCATTCAGCCTTGTATTTCAGCATATTCAGGAATATTCCCCATCCGGTGTCGTGCTCGGACTTGGCAAGGTCGCCTTCGGCGACCTGCCTTACATCCAGGTCTTCGACTGCAATCGTTTGGTTCTCGCGAATGAGTCGGGTTGATAGCTTGTGGAGGAAATCCTTGCGTTGGCTAGCAATGTGCTCGTGAAGGCGGGCGATGCGCTTGCGCAGCGCCTCGCGACGGGCAGACTTGCTCTTTTTCTTTGAAAACGCTTTCTGGAGGACCGCTAGGCGGTACTCGGCAAGTTTCATATAGCGCGGGTTGGCGACGGCCTCGCCGTCGCTCGTCACGCAGAAGTCCTTGAATCCGAGGTCGATACCTATGGCATAATCGGATTTTGGGAGCGCCTTCGGCGCTTCCTCCTCGACCAGTATCGAGGCGTAGAACTTTCCGGAACGCGACCGGCTTACGGTCGCGTGCTTGATATCCTTCTCGCTCCAGTCGATATCCTTATAGTTCTTGAACTTGACGAAGCCGATTTTCGGCAGGCGCAGCCTGCCGTTCTCGATTCGGATATTTTCCTTTGTTCGATAAGTGGTATAGGAATCGCGGTCGTGATGTTTGGCTTTAAACTTCGGAAGGCCGACACCATCGGCCTTCCTCTCGAAGAAGTTCTTGAACGCAGCGTTCAGGTTGAGGACTTCGCCCGTTAGGGCGTTGCTATCGACTTCCTTCAAGAACGGAAACTTGGCATAGTAGTCGGTAGGTTTCGTCCGGCACTGTGTGCCGGTAGCCTCATACGACTTCAAACGGGCGTCCAGCATGCAGTTGTACACCTTGCGGCAGCAGCCGAAGGTCTTGCCTAGCAAGACCGCCTGCTGCCGGCTTGGATATAGCCGAATGTTGTATGCCCGTTGAAACATGTCTTAAATATATACTATTCTAGCTGTTTATGGGAGTGGTTTTTTATCTAACTGCCTTAAGGCGATGAGAATTCTTGTGGCTATTATATAAACTTGCTTTCAAATCACCCCGATGGCGGGAATAAAAAAGGATGAATATACCATGGATGCGTCAGTAAAAGGGAATATGAGTGAATCTATTTTTGCTCTCGAAGATTCCAAGGACCTCTTTGAGGCCATCGGCGGCATGAACGATGACCAGAATTTTGGCAACAATGGCGGGCTTCCGCAACCGGACAATACGGAATATGGTGTCGATGACATGCTTACTGTTATTCCGGGAAGCACGGACCCGTATGCTGGACAGTCTGTTACGGCAAAGCAGGAACCGACCGCTGAACAGAAGCGTTTCGTTCTCGACAAGTTTGCCGAACAGATGGAAAAGAACCATTTGAACGAAGTCAACAAGGAAGCTATTGATACCTTGTCGCCTATCGTTCAGGATATGGCAGGCTCTTCTATCAATGTGAACCAGTTCCTCAATGATTTGCAGGACCAGGCTTTCCAGCGCATTAGCGCACAGAATGTTTCTGAAGCTCAGCCGGGTGGCGCTGTTCCGGAAGACGACGGTTTGGCCGGTCAGGGCGATGTTGGCGCACAGCAGCCGGGTGCAATGGCTCCGGTGACTGACCCGACGGCTCTCGGTCCGGGCGCTCAGGAAGCTCCGGGTGGCATTCCGACGGAACCGTCCCTCGATGCCAATGTCGGTGACCCGAATGCTATGGGCGGGCCAGATGGTCTCGGTCTTGATGGCATTACGGATAATACTGACCCTGCCGGTCTTGACAGCTTTGGCGCTGAACCGGGTGCTCCGGCAGGTGGTGACCTCGGTCTTGATGGCATTACGGATAATACTGACACTGCCGGTCTTGACGGCATTGGTGGTCAACCGGGCGCTCCGGCAGGTGGTGACCTCGGTCTTGATGGCATTACGGATAATACTGACACTGCCGGTCTTGACAGCATCGGTGGTGAACCGGGTGCCCCGGCAGGTGGAGACCTCGGTCTTGGAGGCCCCGGTGGTGGAAGCGCTCCTGCCGAAGGCGGCGATGTCGGTTCAGTTGAAGGTGGTGCAAGCGGCAAGGATGATGACATCCTCGGCGGCTCTAACCTCGACAAGATGAGTGATGACTCTTTTGGCGGCGATAGCGCAGATAAGAAGAGCGAAGACAAGGGTCCGAGTACTTCCGAAGATGACGACGATGACGCCGCGTTCGAAGCTGAAATGGCTCAGAAGATGCCGATTCTTGAATCTCTCCGTGAAAAGTACATGGACGATGTTGCTCAGGAACGCGCAAGCGCTGCTCTCTGTGAGTTCGTCCAGCGTCGGCAGATGGAGAAGAAGGCTAAGCTTGAAGCACAGTCAAAGGCTTTTGCTGCTGAACAGGTCAAGTTTGAAGCTGCTGCTGCTACGATGCGTAACGAACTTGGCAGCAAGGTTGGGAGTCTCATTGCTGAAGAGTCCAACAAGCGCGCCGAATCCATTTTGGAAAATGCTTCCCGTGCTTACGCAAATGCACAGAAGCGCAAGGCTGATGCCATGATGGTTCATCCGAAGCCGGTTCAGGTGGAAAGCGCAGCTATTCCTGATTCATTGAAGGCCCAGCTCGAATCCATCTCTAAGGATTACCACGCTACGGTCGCTCGCGAAAACAGCGCAAAGGCCGAAGCCGCCCGCGCAGCTGCTCCGGCTCCGAAGCTCGAATCTCAGCAGGTCGCCCCGAAGGCTGCTCCGAAAGCAATGACGGGCAAGCCGAAGACGATGCTTGAATCCCAGCTCGCTGGAATCTTGGCCAGGCACTAATTAAGATTAACCTCCTATGTTGATAGAGGGAAGGTCGAAAGGCCTTCCCTTTTTCGTCGGTAATATAGTTTCTGGAGGGAAAACTGAATATAAACTCTGAAATAATAAGGAAGTTTGGCTATGGGACATTTCGATGGCAGGCTCAAGGAAGCCATAACAAATGCTGTAGAAAAGGTAAAGGATAAGGTGTTTTACGAATGCCTTAAGGCTCATGGCTTTTATGATGTCGCCGACCCGGACAACGGATTGAAGGACTGGGAAAGGGCGAGTGTTCCTGACTATAATCAGAGCCGTATGACGGCCCTTGCGGAAGCTATAGCTGATATGTTTGCCAACATATTGGGAAACGATGAATACGGCATCTTGACCGTTGCGATGGAAGGTATCGTGAACAAGTTGGACCTCCGTTCTTCCATGACGGCATCCGAAATGGATGTGGTTGGCGGTGCTGTTGGCGGCTTGACATTTGGAGCAAGTGAGGGCGCCCGTCAGTCGATATCTTCTGCGGTCGCTGCCGCGATGGGTGGCAACAAGTTTGACCCCGATGTGATACCTCCGATTTCCTTTGGTCTTAGCGGGCTTCCGTTTTCTCTTTCCAATATCTACAAGCCCGGGATGCTTTCTCCGAATTATGACTTCCTCTATGAATGGGAACCCGAGAAGCACGATGGATTCTATGCGGTCGGAAACGAGTTGTATCTCGGTCCGGGAATCCCAATAGCGCTCGGGGGGACCGCGAAGATTTTGATTTTGCGTTCCGTGTTTGGTGTGCCTAATGTCGACAAGAAATGTCAGCCTGAAGGAGATATTGAGGGTGGGCTTACGCTTGAGCAGTTCGGCATCATCCAGAAGGTGATGGATATGAATGCTAGCGAAGCGCTGGAACTCGATGAGGTCAAGGAGTTCAAGCTGAACGACAAGCAGATGCGGGCTTCTTATTATAGATACATCCATTTTATCCTTTGGGGTCCGCTCAGCAACCAGAACAACTGGGGCTACTTGCACTGGGGCGCGATTGTGAACAATGCCTGTCCTGAACCGGTGAAGACGGCGGTCGCATCTTACTTGCGTACCGAGGGTCTTGCTATTGACCCGAACATCAATCCGGAAGCGTTCGCGATTTGCCACTGCTTGAATGCGGGTATGGCATATCATATCGGTCGGGATACCCCGGTGACACTTGTCGGTCTGGACGGGCAGAAAGTGACTGCGTACAACAAGACTGAACGGCAGACCATTCCGTGTGTGAAGGGTGTCGCCGAGCAGTATCCGGGCGTAAAGAAAGATTCGAAACTCGCTAATCTCCATTTCACTCTTATCGCCGATATTTTAGCTCACCTTACAAAGGGTTCTTCTGAGAACGACGAAGCGTTGCGCAAGCGCAGGGTGGCCGAGGCGAATCTCATCTATAATTATGTCGGACTACCAACGATTACCTACGGCGACCCGGTAGGTAAGTACAAGACCGAGTTGCTTGGGCGGGCTGCCGCGAAGCGCGGATTGGTTAGCCTGATGACTTCTAGGCTCTATGCCTACAAGAACGAGGTGGCTAACTTGGTTTCTGGCGCTGACATCAGGATTATTTATCAGAACAAGGATATTGACCCGAATAAGAACATCCTGCAGGAACGCACTAAGGATGTGCTCAAGTATGCCGGCGCTCTTGCTGGCGTGAAGACGATGCCGATTTCTTCCCTTTACCGTCCGCCCGAGAAACAGGGCGCTACTATGGCGGAGAACTGGCATTCGGGCAACCGTATTCATTACGGCCCGGCAGGAACTCAGGTCAACAGTGTCTATGTGGATGACGCCCGTAAGCACCCGGGTAGCAAGCCGGGGTTTGTATCGGACGAGAGATTCCGGGCAGAGACGAAGGCCGCGATGGTGAAAAAGTGCAATGAATTGTGCGCGGCAGGGCAGGTCGTTTCTCGACACTGCTGGGATTATACTAAGGTACAGGCCGTCGATATTTCGTCAAAGCAACTGAAGGTCGAATTCAAGTATTCCGAGGATACCCTTATCCGTCTTGGACAGGTGTTTCTGATGTTGAAACAGCAGGGCGTTCTCAAGAACTATATAGCTCCGGATGGACTGGGTTCCCCGGGAGCAAAGACGGGCGAACCGGCGTTCCACATCGAGGTGTGGACATCGGGAAGCGGAGCCGCAATCAATTTGCCTCTCGCCAAGGAAGACCCGGCGGCAATGTCACCTACTGATGCCGACCAGGTTGCAGATATGGCCAATCCCAATTTCATGAGTATCCCTGCTCTGGATGCGGTTTTCACGAAGGATAGTGTAGCAAGGGGAAGGGAAGGATAATATGGCTGAACTGTATCGCAAGAAAAAGGAACTTTTCGACAACATCGTGTATCAGGTACTCGTCAAGCGCCTTACCGAGCCGGTCCAGGAGACCGATGCGTTCGGTATGGGTCATGTCGACGAGGTTGGGAACGAGACCAATGACCAGGAGGATTGGTCTTATACCAAGCTGGATAAGCTCATTTTCGATATCCGTTCCCTTATTGGCAAGAATATCGGCTCCGTGGTTAAGGATTCGTTTGAAGGCGTCGACTTGATGAAGCTGATGAGTAAGCCGATTGTCAAGGATGAATACTTGAACAAGTTCGCGCCGGTTCTCAAGTTGGTTGAGGAAACCTCGTATCTTCCCGATGCATACCGCGGGCAGGTCGGCGGGCCGCAGAATGAAGTCGAAAGCGGTATGACGATGGAACAGCGAATTTCGTTCGCGCTTACCGTGGCGACTGCGATAATGTCCAGTATGCTCAAGGACCGGATTGTTTCCGATAGCGAATTTGATGAAGAAGTTCTCTTGAAGACCGAGGGTACTTTCGGTGTGCGTTCCATCGGCGATTATAAGGAGGTAATCGGATACCTCCGTACGGCCGGCTTGTCCAACGGTAGGGAAATAACCAACGAGGGTTTGCGCTTGGCGGCCCGCTTGGCAAAGGTTTTCGTCGATAATGGGCTAGTCTCTAACCGAGGCGGTGGTATCAACAATCAGGGCGGAAGCTGGGTGGAGATATCGCATGTCGGTTAGAAGTTACAATGGACAGCCGTTGTTTACGGTCGGGTTTGGCGATTTCGCTTCGGTAAGCGAGAGTGGGCTATTGAACAAACGCCTTCTTTCTCGAAATATCGAAAACCCTGAATTGAAGAAGTATTTCATAAACTCTCGGAAGCCATCGTTCGCCGTGGTATACGATGATGTAATAGTTTCTTATGGCGGAAGGTAAGGTAGAGCATTATGTTATGGCGACAGAACAAACACCCTGACACTGTAGGCGGACGGATTTTGACCCATCCGCGTAAGTATGGGATGGGCAATCCGAAGGGTGAATACTTTGACCGTGCCTTTAACAGGCAGGAAACCGAGCGTCAGGTAGAGCTCGCGAGGAACTTGGTCGGGCAGGGCGTGAACCAGATGATGTTCCCCAACGGGATTTCCCCGGACGGGTACAGTTCGTTCACTCCGCTCGTAGGCATTTCGGACCGGAACTATGACCCGGATGCCGTGCATAATGCTATTGCAGAGAACCAGGCGAATCTTTACTGGAAGAAGAATGTCGAGCGCGCGCTGAAGTACAATACGGTCGCCGGGCGTTCCGAGGTGAACGAGAGCCTTATCCAGATTTGTAACGAGGCTGTGTACGAGGACGAGAACGACGAGATTTGCACACTGCAGATTTCAAAGGACGCCGATATTGGCGAGGCCACTCAGACTCGTATGCACCGTATGTTCCGCCGGACTGTCTTGACGGAGTTTCTCAATTTCTATGACGACGGCGACAAGTATATGCACTACCTGTTGGTGCATGGCCGTATCTTCTTTGAAGTTTCCTATGACGAGAATACGGGCAGCATCAAGGGTGTCCAGATGTTGCCCGAAGAGAATATGATTGTGGTCGTGCAGGATAACCTCATTATCGGTTACCGGCAGATGCTTACGGGTGCTATCAGTATGCACACGGGCGGCAAGAACTATATCGATTACTCGCCGAATCAGATACTTTATTCTTCCCTTGGTATGAACGGTCCGGGTGGTATCAACGACCCGCGTAGTATCCTAGAACCTGCGATTAAGCCGTATAACCAGTTGAACACTATTGAAGACAGCGTGGTTATGTACCGAATCCTCTGGGGTTCGGAGAAACTTGTCCTCAAGGTCGATACTTCCGGTATGCCCAAGGACAAGGCCGAGAAGTTCATGAAGGACCAGGCAAAGGTGTTCAGCCGCAAGATTGACTATAACTCTATGACGGGCGAGGTGACGAACTTCGGCAAGGTTATCGGGTTGTCGGAACACTTCATCATCGGTCTTTCTCAGGGTCGTACGGGTTCATCTCTCGAAAGGATGGCCGGTGGCGACCAGCTTGGGAACATCGATGACCTCAAGTTCTTCAAGAGGAATCTTGTAAACTCCCTTATGGTGCCGCCGGGAAGAATTACTTGCCTTGCTGGCGACAGCCAGACTTACTCTCAGGGTAAGATTGGCGAGGTTACCGTGGCGGAAATCTCGTTCGCACGATTGATTCAGAAGTATCAGCGCCCGATGCGCGCTATCTTGCTCAAGCTGTTCTTGATGGTTCTCGATACGGACCGGAAGATTGCCGACAGGTACAAGTTGCCAATCAATTTCCGCATCAAGTTCAAGCGAGCAAACGGCTTCAACGACTTCATTGGTGCCGAAGTGTGGAATACCCGTCTCGGTATCTTCACGCAGATGATGCAGCACACGAGGTCCAAGGAGAATCCGAACGGTGTGCTCGCCAAGGAATTTGCTCTCCGTCGTGGGCTTGGCCTCAACGATGCCGACTACTTGGAGAACAAGGAATATCTCCGCCGTGAAAAGGCCGAGGAGATGGGCGAAGGCAACGAAGGCGGCGAAGGTGGCGGCGATGCCGTTGCCGGTGGTGGCGGCATGGGCGGCGGCATGGGCGGTGGATTCCCTCCGATGTAACCGACTGGAAATATTGAAGGCTCCCGGGTTCGGGAGCCTTTCTTGTACGGAAAATGGGCTGAAATCACCGTGAATGTTGTTGATTTTGGGTTAAAATCAATTTCAATGCACGTTTTTGCGTTTTTTAAAAACAGCTTTTCAACAGTCTATAAACAATATGTCAGAAGTCTAAGAGAGTTTGAGTCTCTCCCTGGCGGTAGGGTTACCGTACAGGTCAGACGGTAAACCCTATTTCAAAGGAATAAGAAAATGACACCTAACCAGTCTACATCTTATACCCGCAAATGGTCTGCTGTTCTTAACAGCAACTTGGGTCGTAAGATTAATACTCGGACCGAGGCTTCTGTTCTTGCTACCTTGATGGAAACGCAGAACAAGCTCAACCACGGTCAGTTGTTCGAATCCGCCAATGTCAGCTCTGATGTTGCCCAATATCAGCAGTATGCATTGCCGCTCATTCGCCGGCAATTCCCTGAATTGTTGGCTATGAATACCGTTGCCGTTATCCCAACGACAACTCCACATGGGATTTATTTTGCGTTGCGTTATCTTTATGATAACGAACCGCTTAAATCCACAGCATTCCGCTTCGGCCAGAAGCAGGAAATTGGGTATGATTTGGTCGCAGACCATACCGGTTTCGCTACGACTTTCAATCCGTGGCGTACTGCCGCTGGTGAAATGTTGAGTAACTTCTCTGAAGGTACTCAGGAACGCACCGGTCTCGCTTACCCGTACGGTTCTTCTTACGGTCAGCTCTACAACAACTTTGGCGGCGACACGATGGATGGCTCTGATGAACTCGGTGCTTATGCATACAACATCAAGAAGGCCAGCATCAAGGTGATTTCCGGCGCTATCCGCGTTGGTACTCGCGCTATCAAGAGCCATTACACGCTCGAACTCCAGCAGGATATGGCTGCTGCTCACGGTCAGGACGTTGAAGCTCTCTTGCTTGAAGGTCTCCAGTTCGAAATCCAGCAGGAAATCGACCGTGAAATCCTCATGGCTATGGTGATGGTCGCTCAGAACGAAAAGCTCGGCGGTGAACGCGTTATCACTGTTGACCTTTCCAAGACTGAATCCGGTCCGGCTAAGGGTCGTTGGTCTGCTGAAAGCATCGCTTCCGGCATCGTCAACACGCTTATCGCTGTGTCCCGTAAGATTTCCTTGACAACCCGTATGGGTTGCGGTAACTTCGCGATTGTGTCTCCGGATGTCGCTGCTGCTATCGCTACTGTCAACACCGGTATCTACAACCCGGGTGGCTACCTCGGCACGAATGTCGACTTCCAGCCGGCCGGCGGTGTCGCTGACGCTGGTACGCTCCTCAACGGTCAGATTAAGCTCTACCAGGATATCTACGCAAATGCCTCCTACGCTCTCGTGGGCTTCAAGGGTGGCCGCCAAGGTGAATCAGGCATCATCTTCATGCCTTACATCCCTTATATTTTCACGAAGACTGCGGGGCAGGAAGATGGTTCTCCGCGCCTCATCGTCAAGAGCCGCTACGCTATCGTGGCTAACCTCTTGGGTGCCGGCCAGTTCTACCGTCTCGTCCAGTTCCTCAACGTCAACAACCTCATTACGGGTATCGACCTCAACGAAACTCCGTGGCAGAGCAATGGCTCCTTCAGTGGCGACAGCCTTGAACCGGGTCTTGAATATGTTGTTGACCAGAACGACCCGATGGTCAATGCTCCGGGTGGCTTGAGCTTCGAAAACAAGCGCTGGTAATCAATCCAGTCTTGAAATAGAAGACCTATTAACGCAAGGTGCAGAGAAATCTGCACCTTGTTTTTTATTTATGACCGCTGACCTGCTATCTTTGTGAATATTATACCACAATATACTAATATATTCTGGCCTGCTATTTTGGTAAGGATGTCTATATAATTGAAAAATATTTATTTTTCTATTGACTTTTTGATTTACACATACTATATTTGTAAAAAAAAGGAAGTTAAATTATGAAATGTTTAATATGTGAATCTAACGGAAAAAACGTTGAATACGAAAAAACAAGTTCATTGGGTACCCATTTGTGGAAAACGCATAATATGAAACCGAAAGAATATTATGATAAGTATCTTGCAGGTCCAAATGACGGAAAATGCGCTGAATGCGGGAAACCTACATTGTTTAGAACTATTGGGCAGGGATATTTGGAATTTTGTTCTAAACGTTGTTCCGCCAAGCATATTGCATCTGATTCTGATAGAAATGCACACAAAATTGCTGCATACAATAATACAATGCGGGAACAATATAATGTAGATAATTGCGCTCAATTGGTAGAAGTAAAGGAAAAACGGAAGAATACCATGCTTGAGCGTTACGATGTCGAATATTATTCGCAGACGACTGAATTCGTTGATAAGTATCACCGAACTAACATGGAGCGAAGGGGGGTGCCGAGTGTACTGTCGTTGCCCGAGGTTCGTGCAAAACTGCGTGAAGCTAACATGAAAACTCTTGGGGTTCCTTATCGGTTTTGCACTAGCAAGGCAGCCGCAATTAAGGTATATACTGAATTTCTTGGAAATAAAAACTGTGATTTGGTTGAGTTCAAGGATAAGAAACACATCGTTTATCGTTGCCGTAAGTGTGGGTTTGTAAATACTGAACAGGATTTGTTCCTTAAGGTGAGGGATGGCGCAAACGTCCCTATATGTACCAGATGTTTCCCGAAAAGTTCACCTGTTTCTGGCGAAGAATCTGAGGTGAGTCGATTTATTGAGTCACTCGGGTTTAACGTACAGCACTATGACCGGGATTTTTTGGACAAGTATGGTGCTGATATGGTTATCGAAGATAGAAAATTGATTATTGAATTTGACGGTATTCGCTGGCATAATGAGATGTATAGGCCTGATGATTATCATGTCACCAAAAGTGATATTGCTGAACGGATGGGCTATCGGATGATTCATTTATTTTCCGATGAATGGGAGGAAAAACGTTCTATTGTGGAAAGCCGATTAAGGTATGCACTAGGCATTGCGGGTTTGCCGGTTAATGCGCGTAAATGCACTGTTAGTGTAATCACAGCGGATGAAGCCAAACGGTTCAATGAAGCGTATCACATACAGGGTGATGCAGTTTCGTCGGTTCGCTACGGATTATATAAGGATGGCGAATTGGTTGCTGTTATGACTTTTGGCAAGGCTAGGTTTATGCTGGATTCATGGGAGCTAATTCGTTATTGTGTGAAGCCTGGATATTCTGTTAGGGGAGGAGCCGGTAGGTTGTTCAGACATTTCATTGACGATGTTCACCCGACTGCCGTCGTGACGTATGCCGACCGAAGGTGGTCTAATGGACATGGCTTCTATGAAAAGATTGGATTTAAATATGACGGTATTACGGCTCCCGGGTATACCTATGTGGTGGGGAACCATCGGGAAAGCCGAATGACATATCAGCGTCATAAGATGGTTGGCGATGATGTTGTCGAGGGGAAGAGCGAACATGAAATCATGTATGGTAGGGGAATATATCGAATATACGATTGTGGAAACTATAGATATTACTGGATGAATGGAAACAACAATATCTTAAATAATAAGGAAATGTAAAATGCTTAAAAAGACCCCCGAGAACACCTATCTATGCTCCAAGTGTCCGTTTCCGAACCCGTTTGCAACTGTGCGCCTCCTGGGCATGCACATCGCGTTCACCCACAAGATGCCTACGAAGGAATACTACGACGAGTTTCTCAGGGAACCCGGCGAGGGGACTTGCCGCGTGTGCGGCAAGCCCACCAAGTTCAGGTCGTTGGGCGAAGGGTACAAGGAGACATGTTCCCACAAGTGCGGTTCCGAGTTGATGAAGAGCGACCCGTCCAAGATGGCAGCCAAGAAGGCTAAGACCGAGGCTACCTGCATGGCCAGGTACGGCGTGTCGAACGGGGGCGCTTCCGCGGCGGCGCTGGAGAAGGCGCAGAAGACCAACATGGAGCGACGCGGGGTCGCCTGGAATATGCAGTCCCGCGAAGTCGTGGAAAAGTCCAAGAATACCTGCAAGGAAAAGTACGGCACGACCACCTATGTCCACAGTTCGGAAGGTGCCGCCCGTGTGGAGAGCAAGGTTATGGAGCGGTACGGACGCTCGAATTTCTTTTCCGGTAAGGAAGGGTATGATGCAGCCTCGCGCGGGATGATGGAGAAGCACGGGGTGGACAACGTGATGCACGACCCGGCTGTACTCGATAAGAAGCTGGCCGACGACCGGGCGAAGCACGGCGGCAAGCTGTTCGTGGAGACCGAGGAGTTCAAGAGGAAATCCAGGGACACTCAGTTTGCCGAATACGGCACTTGGTATAGCGCTTCCGAGGAGGGGCGTGCCCGCTACCGTGAAAGCATGATGGGGAAGCACGGGGTTCCCGAGTATTTCCAGAGTGATGAATTCAAGGGGAAGTCCATGGCAACCATGCTTGACACCCGCGGGGTGGAGAACATTTCGCAGACACAGGAATGGCGGGACAAGGTCGCCTGGACTTCGATGGAAAAATATGGGGTCGCCCACTTTATGCAGTCGCCGGAAGTCAAGGCGAAGGCGGTTGCCACCAATCTCGAACGGTACGGGGTGAGTAATTTTGCGCAGACCCTTGCCTGGTATGGGAAGTTTACCGAGACATCGATGGCAAATTGGGGAGTGCCCCATCCTGCACAGAGTAAGGAAGTACAGGAAAAGAAGGATGCCACCAATCTAGAACGGTATGGCGCACTTAGCTACATGCAGAGTGATGAATACCGTAACCGTATGATGGAAAAGTATTTTAAGATGTTGGACCTGTACGGCTGTGAACTTGTCGGGCGTCCGTCGAGCGAATCGGTCACTTACCGTTGCTCGAAGTGCGGGCAGGAAATGACCGAACAGATTCAGCTGGTGAAGGACAGGATTGCGCATGAGGTCACCCCGTGTACATGCTGCCACCCGAAGGATGCCATCGTATCTCTCGAGGAAAGTGAACTGTGCAAGTTTGTCGAATCCCTTGGTGTCAAGGTTGACCATTACGACCGGGATTTCCTCGGGAAATACGGTGCGGACATCGTAGTGGAGTCTGTAAAGGTGATTATCGAGTACGACGGGGTGTACTGGCATTCGGAGCTGTACAAGGACAGCGGGTACCACCTGGAAAAGAAGTTGCTTGCCGAGGACAAGGGTTACCGCCTCGTCCACATCTTTTCGGACGAGTGGGTGTACAGCAGGAAGATTGTGGAGGCAAGGCTGCGCTACCTGTTCGGGTGTCCTGGGATGGAGAAGGTGTACGCCCGTGACTGCGAGGTGAAGGAAATCGCCCCCGCGGTCTACCGCGATTTCCTTGACGGCAATCACATACAGGGTTCGGTGAACTCCAGGTGGGCGTACGGGTTGTACCATGGGGAGCGCCTGGTGTCGGTGATGACTTTCGGCATGGGCAGGTTCGATTCCGGGAAGGTGGAACTGCTTAGGTTCTGTTCGGAGAACGGCGTGTCTGTCCCGGGTGCGGCAGGGAAGCTGTTCAGACATTTCGTGGACGGGCATCCCGAGGTCGGCGAGATACTGACCTATGCCGACATGAGGTGGAGCGTTGGTGACGCGTTCTATACGAAGCTCGGGTTTACTTTGGATTCCATGAGTGCCCCCGGGTACTACATAGTGGACGGCGACCGTCGTTACAACCGTATGAACTACCAGCGCCACAAGATTGCCGGGCCTGGCGACGAGGGGAAGACCGAGCATGACATTACATTGGAGAGAGGGCTGTACCGTATTTATGACTGTGGGCAGTACAAGTATGTGTGGAAGAGGGGGCTGGTATGACGGAGAAGAACGGAAAGGAAGAAATCGTCATCGATTCTAGCGTGGCCGGGATGGGATGCGGCGAGCCGAATTTCATTGCTTGTTATAAGAAGGTGGCCGCCAAGGTGGGCGAGGAAGCGGCTATTGGGTTGTACTCGGGGATGACTCCGGGAAAATCCGCGTTCATCCTGGCGTCCGATACGAAGCTGGACAATTTCAGTGTGAGGTGGACGTTGCCGAGGCTGATTGAGATTGTCGATAACGGGTACCGGACCAGGAACCAGGTTCTGCATTGCCAGCAACATGATAAGCCGGATACCGGTTATTGGTATGACGACTATGACCGCGACGAGTTCTTCGGCACTACCGATACGGTCACATATGCGAGGTGGCTATATAACCGGTTCGGTGCGGGGAAGGTTGCCAAGGTGTTCGGGGTGTCGGTGGAGTTTGCTGAGTGCCTGGGGAACAGTTCGATACCCGGGCGTACCCCGGTGGCGTCGTTGGACGGCGATATCGGAAAGGTGAAGGAACTCGAGGAAGCTGCAGAACTGAGACACGAGGCTGCCTATCGGAATGCCGAGAACCTCCGGGAGTTCCGCGACGGCGGTTCTAGGAAGCTCAAGGTTAGGATGAACCGGCTACTGGAGGTGCCCGGCATGTTTGTCCTCAAGAGGCTGATAGAGGCGGAAGAGTTCAACATCGCGGCGAAGAACTGTGCATGGAAATATGTCGACTACAACTACGACAAGAAGCGCGAGAAGTTGTTGGAGGCTATAGGGAAACTGCCTGAAGCCGGATGGAAACGCTGGTGGCAGAAGGATGCGGGCGGACATGCAGCCTATATCTTCTATGTCGAGCTTCCCGGAGGTGTCCAGGTGAGCTGGCACGGTATGGATGTCGGGGACATGAGGGATGTCCCGGAGGACCCTGATGGGAAGTGGGACGGACGCTTGGCGTCGACGTTGCCGAAGCTTGTAGACTGTGTGCTGCGGATGTGCCCGTCGATAACGGATACGAAGTTCGACCGTGCAAGGTGCCTTGTGGAAATCAAGGCGAACATGAATAGCTAGAAGGCGGACCCTTTCCTGCTTTGTGAACTACGCGGGCTGGCCGGGATAGCCCCGGGAATTCTCGACGGATTCCCGGGGTTTCTCGTATTTGGTATAGTTTACAAAATGCGACGATATATAAACTATGGGGTATGTTTAACCGGGGATAACTGATATGCTCGAGAACAAGGCATCGATTGACTCCAAGACAATAAAGGCTCTGATGAGTGGCGTTATTAATGGTAACACTGCCGAAGTGTCCCGTATTGTCGGGGCATGTGTCGAGTCTGAGTATCGTAAGCGGATAGACAAGGCCACCAAGGCTGTATTCGAGTCTATAGCCGCGAATGTCAAACCGGTCATTTTAGGATAAGGGGTGTCTGATGATTCTGGTTGAAGACATAAATCCTGGCGTAGCCCAGTCTAAGATTCGCTACGAGGACCGTATTGGTCTTGATGGCAAGCCGGTTAAGAGGCTTATTATTGAAGGCTATGCGTTGGTCTGCGATATCTCCGGTATTAACGGGCGTGAGTATCCGAGGGATATTATCGCGCGAGAAGTTGAACGGTTGAACCGTGAAGCTGTTCCTTATGGCCGTCTGGCTGCGGAACTTAACCATCCCCGCCTTGACCCGGACGGAAACTCCAGGGATTACCCGATATGCGAGCTTGACTTGTCTAAGATGTGCGCAGTCGTCGAGGAGCTCCGCATGGAAGGGAACAAGGTGTACTGCCGGATGGTGGTTGCCGAGGATATGGATGCCGGGCACAACCTTGCGGGCGCTTTGAAGGCCGGGTATCATCCGGGGTATTCAATCCGTGGTGCTGGCGATACCATCCCGAAGGGGGACCACGAGGTTATTACCGACAATTACACCCTTATCACTATTGATGTTGTCGGCAATCCTTCCTTTGGAAAGTCGGCTATTGTAAATTCACGATATGAAAGCCAGGCAATGCCCAAGAATATGAAGGCGCTTACCGAGTCCGCCAACAATCTCAGACGGGAGGTGGCGGTCAACCATAGGCTCCGTGACTTGGGCTATCGGCAGTTCGAGGTTTCTGGTTTCATGCAGTTTGCTTACTCTCAGGTGTAAAGATGGAACTCAATAAGATATTGACAGAAGAAGAACTTAAGGGATTAAATCCCGATGCGGTGGCAAAGTTGGAATCCGCACATAAGGCTGAACTGGAGCAGGTGGCCAAGAATGCTGATGCCAAGAGTGCGGCCAAGTTTGAGTCGCTTGCAAATGCGCTTGGGCAGAAGTTCAATGAACTGGTCAACAAGGCGGTCACCGAGAGTGTCGGCAAGATGCAGAACGATGCTATCAAGAGTAGGATGGCGGTAGCGCTTACTCAGATGGCTGGAATCCTTGAGAGTATCGGCATCCCGGCGACCGAGGAAACCAAGCGTCTTAAGAAGGAACTCGAGCTCAGTACTGAGAAGATGCAGAATGCCTATGCCGAGGTCGAGAGCATCAAGAAGCAGTTGAATCAGCAGGCGAAGATTACCCGCATCTATGAGTTGACCAAGGGTTGCGACAGCGATACGGTCAACCGATGCATCGAGCGCTTCAAGAAGGAAGACCTCCGCGCTATTGACAAGGTTGCGATTGCCAACTTCATGGACAATATGGATACCGGCGACGGAAATACCTATTCAGTCGATGTGGATATTACCAAGGTTCGCCCGGGTGAACGCCCGAATTCCGCTATCATGGATAAGGTCGAGCTTGCCCTTAGCGACATCAAGGATGATGCCGATATGGATATGCCGGGGTTCCTCGCCGAGGATAATCCGGATGTTAAGCAGCCTGTTCGCCGTAGGAATATGCTTGGTGAGGCCAGTAGGCGTCCGTTCAAGCCGGAACGGGTTATGTTCCCGGCTACCGGAAGCGCGATGATGGAAGCTCAGCAGAATAACTCCCCGATGGACGAGGATGTGCGCCGCGCGATGGAAGCCGGTGCAGCCTTCGAGGGTCTCGGGTTTGGGAGATTTGGCTAACCGGGAATTTCGTCTCCTTGGTTCCCGGTGCGGCGGGGCAGTGATGCCCCGCCGTTTTTTAATCTAGTTTAAGGCGTAGATGACCTGCTGTATAATGTCAGCTTCGCGTTAATCCTAGTGGGACGCTCGCGCCTTTAACCCCCGTGTCGAGAGGCGAGTACATTACTGTACATATATAATATAGCATCATTCGAATTGACGGTCAACGGTATGAATTAGTTTAATATATGCAAGATAAACTGTGAAAGACGGAGACTCCCGCATGAATCAGATGGATTTTAACTCAAGACCACAGAACTTTAGCCGGCGTATGCCCGGCACGATGGCAATGCCTAATCAGCAGGCACAGCCTCAACCGGGTGGCATTTATGTCAGGCCGCTCAATAACGGTGGCGCTCGCCCGATGGGTGGTGGCAATTTTGCTCCCCGTCCCGGCATAAACCCCGGGATGAATCCGGGTATGAATCCGGGTATGGGTCCTGGGCAGGGTGGATATGCCAATGGGATGAATGGTTCCTATAATCCCGGAATGAACGGTGGCTACAATAATGGGATGGCTCAGGTGCAAGGCGGCTATGGCCGTAGGCGCAATTTCCGCACCGAAAATATTAATGCCGGTGAAACTATTGTTGGCATGGACCGGATGACTCCTAATGGCGAACGCTGGGACCAGGTTCGTCTAGGCGATGTTCGCGATAATCTCTCCAAGGAAGAAGCCGATGCTCGTCTTGACCAGCTCGACGACTTTATGGAACAGATGAAGGGTACGGTTGACCTCGGTGTTGCTTCTCCGGGGAACGTGGACCAGATTCAGTCATCCATCAGGCTTCTCGTCCAGCTTTTGCTTGACCCGAATTGCTGGCTCCCGACCGATGTTATCCAGAATCATCGTGACATCATTACGAAGAAAGGTGCCATCGTCGCAAAGAATTTGTGGCAATTTGGCAATGCTATTGCGATTGCTACTAGGACTAACCAGTTGCCTCCTATCGAGGAATTAATGCCGCAGGCTCGTGACCAGCGTCGTGCCGCTGCACAACAGCAGGGTGCCGGTTCTCAACAGCAACAGGTGCAACAGCAGGTACAGCAGCAGGTCCAGCCGCAGTATCAGCAGCAACAGCAGTATCAGCAGCAACAGTATCAGCAGCAGCAGTATCAGCAGCAACAGCAGGCATATCGCCGATAGAAAGTTATTATGAATACGATTAGCCTTATACATCGCAAGTACAAGGAGAGTACTGAGATAAAGGCCGCTTGGGATTCCGGGCGGGCTTATTGGGTTGAGTGGCTTTCGACGGATTCCGAGAGGAAACCGGCGTACCACTTATGTCCTCCTGTGTACGGGTGGTACACCGAAGCGTTGAAGGTCGGTAAGATACCGGAACTCGACAATGCGGTGTATTTGGCTACTCTGACTTTCGGCCCGGAATTTCCGTATGCTATTGAGCATATATGGGCTATCCCGGAACATAGGGATGTTGTCGATACGAGCGATTATGTCAATGGTGAATTGCCGGAATTTGTCGGCAATTTGTTCTTCGTGAATGACGGCAAAAACTGGGAATTGTACACAACTTCAAATGTTGTTCCTGATGTGGTGTGGTTCTTGGTCGATTACAAGACGGCTGAGGGAACTACGAATCGGTTTGAATACTCGATGCCCATTGCGTTTCCTACGGAATCGCGCGAGGCAGGATTCTCGTTGAAAGGTTCGACTTACCATTTTAAGAATAACACGGCTGAAGACTGCATCTTTATCGGTGAGTTGGTTTATGATAGCGCAGTTGGCGAAATCCTAGAAGTAAACTATGATGCCGATTGCGAAGAAGGCGTTGAATGTCCGTTCTATGTTGTTCAGGACGGTAACCGGTTTTCGCTTTGGACTCGCTATACCGTAAGCGATAAGCCGCATGTAGCCTTTGATGTTCCTTTGTACATAAAGTATGTCGATGTCGTTACTGGTGATGTTAAGGAAATTGTCAAGCACTTTACGATACACGGCATAAGCATCGATATGGTCGCCGAACCGTTTGTGAAGTATGTAAGGAATCTTGCGAGCAAGATAGATTCCACTGTACAGGTCGATATACTTGGTGGAAACTTCACCGATGATATGTCGGTACGGATTGCGTTTTCAGATGAATGGGTGGATGTTATACCGTCGAGCGAAATTTTGTTCAGCAATGAAGGTACCTGGGACAAGATGAGCTTCATTATGGACGGTAACCACGCTTATAAGGTGAATGGCGAGGAAGTATGCGCCGTATATGACCTTCAGGTCGGATATGGCGATGCACAGGGATTTGATGGTCGTGGCGGCACGGGCGATGCCAAGATGGCGCTCGAGAATAACATCGGGCTGATTCGCTATAAGTTTGACGAATCGAATGAGGAAGCTAAGAAGATTGCATCGGCCGGTACGCTCGTGACTACGGATAAGCCGTGCTTCTATAGTTCGGAAATTTCGATGGTCTATGATGCGACTGATTCTGATGGCAATATGCAGCTCAATGGAGGTGCGGCCGGAAAGTACGGGAAGACAATCTACTGGAAAGTCAATCCGAAGGTCGATTGCGAAAAGGTAAGGTTTGTAAAGGTCAAGCTTAAGTACAACAAGCGCCTTGATTATCGCCACGGCGAGATGGTTCTTGACGGAATATATCTCAGCGACGGCGATATAGTGTGGCTCGATGGCCAGCTTGACGGAACGGGTGGCCTTTGGGTCGTGCGCGCGGGGGCTGACTGGGAAGGCTTGGCGGACTATATCAACTATCCTGACGAAGCGGCTGAATTTAGCGACCCGTGTACAAGTCCGAAGCGCACCCCGCTGGCTGTGGATGATAATGTCTTTGTCGACCTTGGTGCCCGGGTGGGTGATTCGGTCAGTTACAGGTGCGCACAGGACGTGCCGAATAAGTATGGGATGCAGTATGTCTGCGGTCATACAACTGAACCGGGTGACCTATTGCTCCTTACTAACCAGTCCGACGGAATGAACGGGGTGTGGGAAGTTACTTGCGTCGAATGGATTTACCGTGGCGAAGTCAATGATGACGGAAGTACTGGGTTTGATGCGAGCGATGCTATTCTTTATCAGAACAACATTGATTTCTGTGCTTGCCGTGACGCGGTTCCAAATCCGATTTTCAATATCGAGTATTACTACCTGAATGCAGGTTGCTACTTGGCGAAAGCTACTCGTAAGGTGAAGATGATTTGCGCCCGTGCGGGTGCCATCGTGCCTAATGCGAAGGTCGTGATAACTGACTACTCGATTACCGCCGGCGCAAATGATGAACTCGTTGTGGATACCCATCGGACGGCTGGGGATGGCGAGGTTGAAGATTGCGTAAAGCCGAATGATAATTTTGAAAAGACCAGCGGCGTTGAGACAACCGTGGTTGAACGCGGTTGCGGTGTGGATGGGACATACCTTGTAGCTCCGGACTGTAACGAGATTTGCGATTGCCCGCGTTATTATACTCTCCCGAATAATTTCAGTAATTCGTCGGTGAACTCCGGGTTTACTATCGTGTTCTGGCAGTTTGGTGAAGGTGGCTGGCACTTGTATGCGTATATCTGCCGCAAGGCGTCGGGCTCCGGCGTGGAATACCTTGTGTACCATTTGCGGATATGCGGCATTGCTACTGAGCGTATGGTCGACGAGAATACCGAGGTGTTCGTTGTTGAGGAAGATGGTTCCAGTTACCGCACGAAGGATGCTTGGTTTGTCGAGCACGGGGGCGTATTGGCTGATGGGTTCTCCATGTACGACCCGGCCTGGGTATTCGTGGTTCCTGTTTTGGGTGAAGACGGTAATCCTGTCGTTGACGAATCTGGTGAACCGGTTACCGAGGAAACTCATTATCTCGATGCTCGCACTCTGTATCAGGTATGGGCGTTGCATGGAACGGATACTTTGCACGGAGTGGAGGGGACGAAGATTCTTGCTCACAGGGGAATGGTGGGTACTTCCGAGGTTCCCGTTGGGATGCCCCATGTGTATGGCTTCAAGTTCTTCAATGTGCCGATAACCAAGGAGCGCTTCTGCAAGCTGTATAACGAGGGGCAGGGCGGTTGCATCTGTCAGGATACTTGGAGTGGCTTGGCTACTGACCAGTGCTATGATTCTGAAGGTGAAGTCATTGACTGCGACCAGATGGCATCGGTCGGACCGGCGTTCATTACTACGGATGATGGCGAGATTTTCTTGGCTGAGCGCAACTGCTATGACGAGAGCGGACACAAGGTCGAGTGCGAAGAATAGATTTTCAATGAGGAAAGAAACTTATGGCTTCTCAAGATTCAATAGGAATTCAGAAGAAAATTATCGACCTTGACCCGTACAAGGCATCGGTTGTGGAAACTGTCGCTGAAGACAGTGAAACGGGTAAAACCGTTGTGGTCGGGCAGGAAACCGTATTCGAACCGGATGAAAATCCGAACGAGAATGCTGCGTGGGTCCCGGCTACGGTAAAGCAGGGCGGTAATACAAGGTACACGGTTCGCCTTCCTCTCCCTGTTGCCGGCGATGGCCTCTCTCAGGATTCCGACGGTAACCTCAAGGTCGATGTCGACCCGAACACGATGGAGATTCTTCCTGACGGCAAGCTCGCGGCAAAGACTGCAGTTCCGGCTGGCATAGTGTTCTCCAGTACGATTGACCCGCTGACTGAAAGTTTCCAGCCATTTGATATGACTACCGTGTCGGCTAAGGACAATGTATTGAACAAGGATGATGCGGCAAAGTTTGCATCTGGGCTTGCACCTGCTGAGGGCGAAGTCGAATTTCCGGGTTCTTGTACCTGGATTAAGGTTGATACCCTGATGCATTTCACTGTCGAACAATACGAGCGCAGCATCTGGTCGTACCGGTGCATTTACCGGGTGGAAGTTTCTGACCGTGCCGAGCCGATTGATGTTGAATTTTCGCTGGATACGACGGAGCCTGATAGTACCATTTCAATCCCGGTTTCAATCAAGAACAACGGGAATTCTCCTATTCGTGTGAAGGCTAGCCTCAAGTGGGACAAGGCTGGTGAGGGTGAATTGGGAGTCGCGTGTATCGCCAAGATATCTATGACCGCCGTCTAGTCAACGAAAGAACTAGTTTACGGTAAAAGTAGATATAGGTGGTATCGCATGGCATCAAGTGCAAAGGAAAAGAAATACCGTCGTCCTCGTCAGAAGAAAGTTCCGGCTATGGCCGCCGAGTTCGACGAGAACGGTCACCAGACCGTCCAGTCGATGATGTATGGACGCATCGACCCGAATTACCTTACCCGTTTGATTATGGAATATAAGGCGTATATGGACCCGTTCGTTGCCGAGCGGGAAGCCATTGCCGCCATTGACAAGGAAAAGGCTGCGAAGATGGTCCCGCCGGAAATGGGCTGGCATCTTGGGCGCTGCGTGGATATTATCATCAAGAAGACCCTCGGTCTTCCCCGTTGGCGCGACTATAGCTCCGGGTGGCACGAGGAAATGTACGCACACGCATTGCTGTTGGTTCTTCGTTATCTCCACCGGTTCGACCCGGCGAAGGTGACTTCCGACCCGTTCTTCTATGCCGGTATGATTGTGTGGAATGCATGTAACCAGGTGTGGAATGTCCTTGACCGGCAGAATCGCCGAATCAAGTTCATCCCGTTGGTCGACGGCATCTATCATTCTGTCGTAGCTATGGACCAGTATGCCGGTGTTCTCGAGAAGGAAGAGAAGAAGCGGGCTGAACGCGCCAAGGCTGAAGTGGTCAACTCCGGTAGCATAACTATCGACAGCGCCGTTGACATCATCAAGGAAATCGACGAGGCTGCAGGTATTCATATCGAGGAAGACTGGCTTGCTCAGCTCAATATCAACCGCGCGATGAAGAAGATTGTCAACGGTAAGGTGATAACATTGAAGCCGTTGCCTGCTCTGGAAGCCGCATATTTGGCTAATAAGGTGGAAGAGGAAAAAGCAGCAGCCGCTCCTGAAGCCAATACGGAAGAACTTGCACCCGAAAAGGAAGAACCCGAGGTTAAAACCGAAACTGCATAATATATAAACTTGCGTTTGTTACCAGACAGACGGGGTTTAATACTATGGGAATCGAAATGGGTGCCGTTGGACTGTACGGCCAGAACTTTGATACGCATCCGGACTACCGGCATGATATGTTCTATATGGTGCAGAATGTAGCCCGCGGTATCGGCGACATTCGTAGCGGAAAGGCTAACGATTTCCTGAACCGCGCCTACGAGCAGAACTGGATGCATACTGAAGATGAGCTTGCAAGGCTTCAGGACAAGTTCCTTGAGGATGATATGATTAACAATACTCCGGGTCGCGGTCAGCGCAACTACCGCAGGATGGAGTACGATATCGAGAAGAATCCGAACGGGAAGGGTGCCGCGGAAGACCGCAAGCTTGCCGAGGAGCGCAAGGTGCTTCCGGCAGAAAAGGTTCTCGGTTTGATGAGGCAGCATCTTTATGCGATGTGCACGACCGCATCCGCCGTGAAGAGTACACCAATCAAGCAGAAGGACTACGACGGCCAGATAAAGCTCAGGTAGTTCATTCTTAATCGTCCGATGGGTAAAATTTGAGACGGAAATTGTTTAATTTCCGTCTTTTTTGTTGGATTTTCCTGGAAAAGTAAAGTTGGCACGGTTTTTGCTATATGACGGCGGAAACAATTAAGCAAAGGAGCTTAAAATGAATGATATGTTGAATAGGGTTGTGCCTGGTTTTGGTTTTCTCTTTGGTGACCAGGGTATCCGTGATATGTTGAACCGTCTTGACAATACTGCACAGGCGGTGAAGCAGCCGGCTTACGAGTTGAGTGAGGATGGCAAGGAAATCTTCGTGGACCTACCGGGTTGCAAGAAGGAAGATATTTCTATTGAACTTGGTGAAGGTGGCCGGCTATCAATATCGGCAAAACGTGTTCTCGGTGGGAATGAGAAGGAATATGGTGTCGTCCTTACATTGACCGACCGGAACTACGCGGTCGATACCGAAAAACTCAAGTATGAGGATGGCGTGTTGCATATTCCTGTCAAGGAAATCAGGCCGGAGGTAAAAAAGTTGGTAATTCGGTAATTCGGGTGTAGTTTTTGCTATATTTGAAATTGCCAGAGATGGTATTCTTCTTAGAAGAGGTTAAACAAGAATTCCCGGGATTCGCCCCGGGAATTTTCCGTTATGGTATCTGAGATACAATTACCGTTGCCGCTGACCCTGAGCTGATTTGGTGAGGTAATTGCTGTAGTCGCTCAGCTTGTTCATCAGTTTCTGTTTGACTTCATCCGGGTGGTTGGACTTGATGATTACGTTACCGACACCTTCTAGGAAGGCCCGGTCGCTGAGACCGGAATGCTTGCGGAAGTCGTCGAGCTCGGCGAAACCCTGGGCTTCGGTAATTGCCTTGGTTTCGGCAGCCTTGCGCCTGCGGTATTCGTTGGCCATCAGAGTGATGCCTTCGGTAAGCTTTTTGATGGTCTCCGTGTTCTCGGGTGTTTCAAGGTCCTCGATACCGTTTATAAGAGCTTCTAAGCGTGTCATGATAGCCTCAATGTAAATACCTGTTTGATTCTAGTTTATATTATCCTGCTATAAACTGTGTGATATGCGGCAGTATTATTATGTCAGGGAAGTAGAGAAGATACTTATCGCCATCTACGATATGTTCGACAACATGCGGGTGAATAAGTATACGGACCCACAGAGGAAGACCATCGATAAGACGGTCGAGATTCCTCTGGTTACTCACTATTCGAAGAGTTTTGCTAATTACCTGTCTTCCACGACATCCAAGCAGATTCTCCCGATTCTCCCGGTTGCCGGTCTACGCTACATGGGCGACTCCCGGGATAATCCCAATATGCCGCAGCCGACCTATGCAAGGGAGCTGTACTGCAAAGAACACGACTTCTGGATTCGTGACATCCAGCCGAGGGCGCATGTGTTCCGCTTCGAGCTGACCGTGCTTACCAGTAATACCTCCGATATGTGGCAGATTAAGGAGAATATCCAGTCTACTTTTGCAGAATATCGCAGTGTGCGGATTAAGGAATTCGATTTCTGTCCTGAACACGGGATAACCATCCCGGTCCATCTAGTAAATTGGAATGACGATGTTCATGATGAGACCGAGTTGACCTCGAACGAGTCGCAGTATTTCCAGACGACCTTCACGATAGAGGCGCACGGGTGGATACACAAGGCGTACATGATTCCTGCAGAAATCCGCTATGCCCAGATGGACTTCAATGTGGGTAACAAGATGTTAGACAGCGAGCAGATTCTTGTCTATCCCGACGAGATTGCCAAGCAGAAGCGTCGTCTGTGGGAAACGGTGACCCCTTCCCGTCGCAAGGGATTCTCCCTGCTTAAAACATTTACCAGAACCCTTATGCGCCGCTCTACGGTGGATGGCGAGGAATACTGGAGTGATGAAACTCTCAGGTATGCGATGCTTACCTATAATGAGATTACCGGGTATGACAGCAACGGTGACCCGAAGGGATTCAACCCGATAGCCGTCGGTGATGGGGAGAACGGCTATGTGGAGGAATATGTCCGCAATCCGGATGGCTCATATGCAAGAAACGAGGATGGCTCGTTGAAGACTCAGCGCGTTCCGAAGTACAGCTGGGAACAGGTAGTCGTCGATGATGTCGAACGCCCGACCGAGGTGCCGTCATTTGACCTGTTGCACCTTACCTTTGATGAGGACAGTCCGTTTGCGAAGGATGCAAGCGGGATGGGCCGTGATTTTGTGGCAATCAATGACGAAAACCGTAAGTTCGTCCCGAATATTGCTCCTGGTAACGGTACTGATGCCCCGGAAGGATACGAGGCGCTTGGTATTCAGGCTGATTCGAGCAGTGAGAGTGGTATCAGTGACTGGGGGCAGATTATCGAGTGGTTCGGCGATAATAAGGAAGGGAAAATTGACAACCCGTTCACCTTCAAGGCTACCCTGCAGTTCAAGGAATCTACTCCGGGTGATACCGTGTTCCAGTACCTGTATAACCCTGCCGATGTCACCCTTGAAGACGGTACCGTGATTCCGGCTGGAGAAGTATGGTTTGATTGGGGCGTGATGGATTCCAAGCTCTACTTTACTTATAAGACCACCACGCAGTATCATACATTCGAGACTGATACATTTGAATTTGACAACAAGACGATTTACTCATTCTACTTTGTCTTGTATAACAGCGGCGCGTCGGGTATGTTTGGCGTAAAGACTAACCTGAACGATACGATGGTCGCGTTGATTACACACGAAGTAAAGGAATAGCTATGGATATCAAGGAGAGAATGGCTAGGCAGATGCATCGGGTGAAGGTGGAGGCCGCAATTGCTGCGATGAAGACTCCGCCACCTGATTATGTGTTCAAGGAACCGCAGATGCCGAAGCCGATGTCTGAACAGCAGAAGGTGCAGGCGTTTATCGAGGACCGTACCTATGACGACATTCCGATGGAGCGGAGTAAGATTGACCCGAAGCGGGTTACATCTATGGCCGATGTTCATCGTATCGTCATATCGGAACAGCCGAGGGAATTTGTAATTGGTCCGAAGGAACAGCTGGACCACAAGGCGCCGAACTTCCGCAATATAGGTCAGGAAGCGATAGAGGGACCGGGATACTCGGCAATCAAGGCAAATAATAGGGATGACGAGGAAGACCGGATGATTCAGATGTCCGATGGTGATAATAGCGCCCCGGCACTTCATGGAATTAAGATTGACCTTAGCGGTAGCATCGGAAAGATGGCGGCTGCCCAGCAGGCGACCGCTCCGAGTGAACCACCCCCTCCGCCCCCGCAGTCTCAGCCGAAAGCGGCTCAGCCCAACGTAGGTACGAATGTCCCTCCAGGTACCATTGAAATGACCGATATGCAGCGGCAGATGCTTGCTGCGATGCGCGCACAGAGGGGCGCGAAGGTTTTGTAATTAACTAAAGGAGAATGCATTATGAGCATGTCAATTCAGGAAAGAATGGCTCTGCAGGCGAGACTATCCGTAGCTTCGCATCGTCAGCCCATTCCGACGCCACCCAAGGCAGCAGCGCCGGCATCCAGTGCCGTAGAGCGTATGGCAAAGCAGGCTGCTGTCGCCGCACAGAACAAGGCTTCAGCAAATTCACTTCCTCCTCCACCGGAACCGAAGTCCGCGCCGTCGATGAGCGCCGCCGAACGCATTCAGCGCCAGGCAATTACGGCTGCCGCACAGAAGGGCTTTAACGGAAAGGCCGAGGTGAACGCTCAGGTAATCGACTACTGGCACAAGCGCTACGCCGACTTCCAGAAGAATGTTACCGAAAAGCTCGCACTCGACCCACTCTACTTCGAGAAATTCGATGCAATTACCGGGCTGCCTCTTGATGGTTCCGGTGCGGAGACCTCGGAAACGAAGGAAGGCGCCCCGGTTGAATCTGAAGCGCCTGTAGTGGGTGTTGCTACGGCCGAAGGCGAAGTCGCAATCACTGCGCCGGCATCTGAACCGGTCAAGGATATGCCGTTCCAGGCTACCCCGGTGATTAAGCCGAAGCGCGTAGCGAGTCGTAAGAAGAAGCCTGCCACCAAGCCGATTGACCCTGAAAACGATGGAGTCGAGGAACCGGTGACAAGCAATCCGTTCGGTGTTACCGCAAGTGGAGAATCTGTAGGAATCCAGTAATGGCTTCCCAGATGGAATCCAGTATGTTTCGGCTGCTGGCCTTCGGGCTGGCAGCCTTTTTCGTAGTTGCCTTTGGGGTTGCTTTCTTGGCCGGGTCTTCGCACCTTGCATGTTCTCCCTCGGGTTCCGCTGGAGTATTCTTGGGTGTTTCCTTTGGTTTTTCGGTGCAGGCATCGGCGATGCTCTTCATTGACAGGGATAGCGGCCAGTCGAACTTGTCTTTTCGTACATTGCTGTGGAAGAATACGCCGTTGAAATTCAGTGCGGTACTTGCGTCGTCGAATGGTTCATCGTCCTTGACGAAATCGAGTCTGATTGAGTGCTTTGCCGCGAGGTACTTTACGAGGGAAGCTGTGGCGGCAATCTGGATTGGACTCATCAGAGCGTAGTGCTTGTTCCCACGGTACTCGTGTTCCTCGTAGAACTCGGTTTCCTTTGCCGTGCAGTATACGCTTCCGTAGGCGTCGTAGAGCTTGCTGTTCTTCATGGTGAGTGGGCCATAGTTGGAAATTTCGATTCCGATTGACTGCTTGGAGAGGGCGGTGTTCCCCCCGATGGTTCCCGAGCCGAGATGATAGCTCCAGTTGTTGTCCGGGAAAAGCTCGTAGATGCGCCCTGTACGGTCGACTACATAGGATACCGATACATGGTTGCCCGGCTTGGATAGCGCCTCGATGTCGGACATGATGTACCCGACCGTGAAATGGAGGCAGATACTTTTCTTTGTCGTGTCGGCTGGATAGTAGTAGGTTGGGTCTGTTGGACGGATTGATGTGATTTCGAACCCGCCGGGGATGGTTACCGTTCCGACTCTCTTGAATGTACGCCCGCTCGGAAGCTTCAATGTATCCGCAAAACGGTCTTCTTTTTCGGAAATTTTGGATGGATGCATACTGAAGTCTCCTTTTTTCTGCTGGTCGAAGTTTATGCAACGATAAACTTGCGGAAAATAACAGTGAAGGTATGATTATGGCAGTCGATATGGCTCAGGCTCAGGCTCTTAAGTTTAGGGAGATTCTCAGGGAAAATATCGAAAAACTCGTTGGTGATAGCGAGACGACCGATGCGATTATGAACATGTGTGAAACGGTTAGTAAAATGGCTGCGGTGAACGAGAAAAGCCGGGCTATCTTGATGGAAGCTGCCGACCAGAAGGGCAATAGTTACGATACGCTCAAGGATATGGCGAAGTGGCTCCTTAACGAAGGTAATGACCTTAATGTGTTTCACTGGAATGTGGATAAGAATTCTAAGCATGAATTGCTTGACGAAGCTTACAAACTTTGCCGGGATAGCGGCGATAAGCTAGCCGAGGCTTACATAGCGATTATGGACAAGCCGACTGACACGCCGCCTAGCGATGAAGAGGTGCTGAATCGTCTGAAGACTTTGCAGAGCCGTATGCAGGAGGCTGTATCCAAGAATCCGAAGTTCAGCGAAGGTGTCAAGAATTACTTTGCTGATTTCGACGAGAAGATTACGACCATTATCTACAAGTGGTCACGGTTCAGCGCCTAATCGGCATAATTGCTATATTTGTATTACTGTCACTATACGGAGGTTCACAATGGATATGGCCAAGATGCTTGCCGAGGAAAGGGAAGATATGCTTAAGCATAAGTATATCGAATCGGAGAAGGCTGGTCGCGACCTGGGTGAGCCGTCTATGGTGAAGTGGGCGAAGGAATTCGGGGAAGCGTGGCGTTTTAACTACAACAAGACGCATATGATGGACCTCGGCGATGGCACTAAGCCCGTATATTTCGGTATTTTTCTGGACCAGAAGTCCAGGGAATATCTCCAGAATGAACTCTTTGAATATGTTCCGTCCGGGTGGCGCATGTTGTGCCACCATTGCACGATAGCATTTGGCAGCCCGGAGAAACACCCTGATGTACTCGACTTCCTTGCATTGAAACTGGCAAAGAATGTCGAACTGGAAATAGTATCCCTTGGCATCTCTGATGATGCGATTGCGGTAGGGGTTGCCGGTGATTTCAAGTCTATAAACCCGATACCGCATATCACTGTCGGTATACCGTTCGATGGAAAGCCGAAAAACTCGAATTTCATTAAGGAATGGAAAGAATTTAAAATGGACCGGAAGGTAGTCGGTGTAGTCGATGCTTACCCGAGTCACTTTGGGTGGAAACACTAGTATGGATAATCAGTTACAGGATATCATGCCGCAGGACGAGAACTTGTCCAACGCGCTTATGGCGGGATACAATGCCGCTAGACAGATGAATTTCAAGGATACATCTAAAAAGGTGCTTAATTTCACCCACAACGACCTGGATGGCGTCGTTGCCGGAATCGTGGTCAAGAATGTGTTCCCTGATGTCGATGTCTATCCGGTTAACTACAAGGGTAGCCCGATGTATGATACTGCGGTGGCTCGTATTGCGCAGACCGGCGCAAACTATGACTTTATCCTGTTTACCGACTGGTGTCCGGGCGTGAACGATACGGAAATGTATGACGCGCTTCATCAGGCGCGTGTGCCGTTCCTCGTGATTGACCATCACCAGAAAGCGGAGAAGCATCCGGACGACCCGCAGGGTACATTTGTGATTGATACTTCGAAGTGCGGCGCATATAACTGCTATGAGTTTTTCGGGGATATCAAGGACTTGTCCTATCTTGATACCTTATGCGATGTTACTAACGACCACGATATGTGGATTCGTAAGAAAGTTCCGCTTTCCGACCATCTGAATTCTTTGCTGTACCTTATCGGTACCGAGGAATTTGACCGTAAGTACCGTCACGGTATGGATGGCTACAATTTGCTTCCTGACGATGCGGAATTAATGCGTAACCACGATGCTGAGGTGGATGCCTATCTCAATTCGTTGAAATTGACTCCGCTTCCGGGTAATGGCGTATATACTACGGTCGGCAAGTTTAATAGCGAGATTGTTCTCCGCTTGGAAGATAAGTACGACTGGATTGTTCTTAGGTCCGGGCAGCAGGATGTTCCGGGAATGATAAAACTATCCTTCCGCGCACGGAGAAAGGACCTTAATCTCGGCAAGATTTTGGATAGCCTTGGACGAGGCGGTGGCGGACATCCGGGTGCTGCTGGTCAGGTTCTTCCTGAGGCGGATGTGGCTCCATTCATCATGGAAGTCGCAAAGATAATTACTTCAATGTAATGGCGATTGCGATAACAAAAAGCAAAAGTAGACATACGGTGAACTTTTCACCGAAACTGAACCCGACCGTATCGGGTTCAGTTTTGTTTTTAGGAGGATTGATTGAACCGTTGTTGGAAATAAAATCTACACAACATATGTTGTATATTTCTGGAATGTTGTCAATCGGCCCGTTGGTAGGTGCGAAAAAGTCGAATGGGGCGTACCCGGGGTAACTCGTGAGACGGAATATTACATAACCGTCGTTGAATTGGTATTCCCGGATTGAATACTTGATAAACAGCGATTCAGCATCAAATTCGCGGTTTACCGTGCTGATTAATTTGGCGTATTGTTTGAGGAAATCTTCGGTGTCGATATTTCGGTCGCCGTGGTATGTTACTTTTATTGTATCTAGGTTTAGCATAAAACAAATATAGCAAAGAAATGCAGCCGGTTGGCTGCCTTTGCTGATTGTTGCGATTAGAATATTTAGTTTGCCGGTGTAGTGGCCGGTATGGCGACCGGCTTGGCAAAGGAGTTTCGTGTCCAGGTAACACGGAGCTCTTCATAGGCGAATCCCTTCCTGGCTTCCTTGTTTTTGAGGATGATTTGTCCGCGGAACAGGATGCTGGAACGGGTTTCCGGCGGCAAGCTCATCAGCTCATTGAATGCGCCCAAAAGCTGATTCCATTTCTTGTACATCGGATTGTGCTTAAAGCGACTCATTCTTTGCACGATGCGGTAGAAGTTTCCCTTGTAGTTCGGGTGGTCGTCGTCCTGCGGGACGACAGATGGCGTTTCTTCGTCGAGGTTGGCGGTTTCTTCAGCGATAGCCTGCACTTCGGCGGCGTCCTTTTCCTGGGCGGCCGTTACTTCTTGCATATTTTCTTCGGAAGTCATGTTCATAGAAAGTTTCCTGTGGTTAGTTTTGCTATAACACAAATATAGCAAAATTACCATCGGTCGTAGCAGGGATGTTTCTCCACGGGAGTGATTGCAAGCTTGTCGAGTTCATTGAGGTTGTTGTACCAGTTTTCCTGATACTGTTTCATCGGGTTACTAACAGCTAACCTAAAATCTACCTAAGCTTACTCAAATATAGCAAAATCTACGAGAAATATGTGTATTTTTAGGTTGCAAATCGGCATAAAATTTTGTATATTGTTATAAACTTGATGTATAGAGGTTCGATGAATTAGTGGCTTTCTTCATTGAACGACAATAAGAGACCATTTATGATGGCTCGTTTGATGCTGAAAGCCACAAAAAGTATCGAACGAGCCATTTCTGTATTGTATGAGCAAGCACTGTTGGACATTGAAGGATAGGTACGAATCGCAGTTCTCCGCTGCGTTCTATCCTATCATGCTGTCCGACACTAAGCGAGCCGAAATTATCCATAGGGCAGAAGAAATCCGTGCGGTAAGGAACGACATATCGGAAGTGTTCTTCTCGGATATGCTCGGCTTCCAGGACATGAGCAAGTTCGAGGCGTTCAACTTCTTCAATCCTACGTTCAACACCCGGCTTTCCAGCCATTACTTGAAGAAGGCTATCGAAGAAGTATGGAAAGCATACCAGCTAAGGTTTGGTGCAATCCGCAAGAAGATTGAGTTTGTAAAAGTAGAAAAGCTTGTGCCGTCATTCTATAAGATAAATTCTCATGGACATAAGAAGGGCGAGCTGAAATCTATCGAAGTACATACCAAGAAGACCGAACTAACGAAAGTATTGACCTGGCTTGCACGATATGGAAAGGACGAATCCGTTTACTGGCTAGAATCCGTTATCCCTACTGTTGTAGAAACCAAGCAGAAATTCTACCGAACCATTCTTGAAAAGATACACAAGTTCGGTTTCGACCGCCTTATGCGATTGGCCTTATCCCGTAGAGAAGCTGTATATGCGAAATATATCGAACGTGGAAAGATTACCTTTGATTCGCTCACTTTCAGCGGGCGAAGCCGTATCACGCGTCCTATAGTGGATGCCCGTAGGAACGAGACCGGAAAGTTCGACTATTTCATCGAGATTTCCTGGGACTGGTCCAGCCAGGCATACCATGGACCTAGTGAGCATACACTGTGCATCCCGTTCAAGTACAACAAGGCATACCACAAGTCACTGCAAAGATACTGCAATGGTGGAGACACTTCCTATACAATCGTAATCCGAGGAAAGGACATCCACGTAGTCCTGGCAAGGGACGGCTACCGCTACAAGAGCGATGCAGAAATTACCGAGGAGAATACGGTCGGCATAGATGTCAATTCCAAGCATAACATGTTCGCATTGAGCACCGGAGAGTTCATTCCCCATGACGAGAAGCTGATTGCCGAACTTGAAGACGAGCTGTTTAAAATCGACAACAAGCAGAAGAACTACGATGCCCGGTTCAAGGAATACGAGGAACATGATGCCTTCAAGATTTCCAGTAAGGACAAGAAGCGGATAGAAGCCATTACCTTGAAGCTGAACGAATCCAACAAGCGTAGAATTGCCACCATGTGCAAGGACCTTGCCGACCGTGGATTCAAGCACATTGTAATGGAAAATCTTACAGGATTTCAAGGAAGCAGACTAAATGCCGATGACAAGAAAGGTTTCAACTTAGGACGGTTGCATCTACGAATTGGACTGTCATCGTTAAAGGATGACGTAGAACATATATCGGCACATTATGGACTGGGCTTCTCGCTCATACAGCCAGAGTATACCTCGAAGATGTGTCCGGTATGCGGCGGTATAGACGACCGGAACCGCCAGACTCAAGAAGAATTTAAGTGTGTGGACTGCTTGCATGCCGACAATGCAGACTGCAATAGTTCAATAAACATCAAGTTCCGCCTTACCTCGACCGTGTTAAGAGGGTACCTACTTGAAGTAGGGGATAGCGGATATAGGTGCTTCCAGCCAAAGAGCTTGTTCGGGTGGCAAGTAAGGAAGTGCCTAGAAAAGTGCCGTTGCGATGGTCTGTTCAAACGGTCCATAGGAAATCACGAAAAACTTACGATGAGTAAGTTTGAGTAGATTTCAGTCAACGGTTGAACTTGAGGTCGTGCATACGCTGGAAGCTAGCGTGTAGGTCGCCCGCTAGGTCGCCGGCCGGTTTCACCGCCTGGAACCACATCAGGGTCTGGTTCTTGGGACGGGCTTCCTGTTCTACGGTAGCGTCATTGTAGGTAGGGTCGATGTCGAGCTTGCGGGAGTTTATCAAAGTTCCAACAATCTGTCGAGTTCTTCCTTGGTCGCTCGCTTGGCTCTGGTGATTGCCGGACGGGTAAGCATCTCTTGTCCCGGTACGGCAAGCGGGTCGGGGTCCTTCTTTTTGGCTAGATGGGGGAAGTTGGCATCTTTGAATATGTCAATCGGGGTTTTCGGGTCGTCCACATCGGAAAGGTCAGGTTCATCCGGTTGTTCTTGCTTTTCCTCTTCAGCATGGCGTTTAGCTTCGGCAGCCGCCTGCTCCTGTTCTTTTTTCCAACGGTCGTGGTGCTCACAGTTGACTGATGAGTTCGAAATGTGGTCCATTTCGGATGTGTCGTCGAGGTTGCTGAAATTCCATTTGAACCTGATGTCGGCAGCCGTCAGCTTATATTTATGGATTAGGCCGGGAGAAACCTGCCGACGAAGGAATTCGGTCAGTCGAGGGGATATCGGGCGTGGGTTTTTGGGTGGCTGGATTTTCAGGACTGCGAGATAGAATTCGTCGCATATGTCCTCGTCACCGCCTAGTTCTCGCAATATTTCTCGGGCGATGCCCGTTATTTGCATTTCGCCCATTGCGGTTGCCGGGATACGATGTTTTTTCGCGTTGATTTTCAGAAGGGTGCTTATGAACGCCTGATTGTTGATTATGAGTCTATCGATATCTGCCATAATCTCAAATATAGCAAAGAAATACCATAAACTATGAATACCGAGGTGTTCAAATGAATGTGCATTTTATAACTACTGATGATATGGCCCGCTACATCATATCCCGCATGGGTGGGCAGGTCAATGAGATTGAGATGGTCGTCGAGGAGCATCACGGTCTTGGCCATGTGTATATGGCTATCAATGATACTGCCGACTACTTCTACCGCTACTGCTTCGACGAGGCGGCTTATGTGGACTATATGCTCATCCGGTTGCAGCCGGGTGTCATCGAGTACCATGTCCCTGACGAGGTGATGAATGTGGTCGAGCTTATGCCTAGTTACGGCAATACCTTTAGCCCGATGATGGCTTGGGATGTCGGGCCGGGTGAATCGCTAATTGGTGTCGGTGGTGCCGGTATGGGCGGCCTTGGACAGTTTGACCTAGTGACTATGGCCGGCGCAATGCGGTATCTTGCAGATGTCCAGAAGTTCGCTGGTACCCAGTATAACATCAAGCTGCACCCGGTCGACCATATCTTGCGCGTATTCCCGACCCCGAAGACCTGTCGTAATGCGCTTGCTTGCGTATATACGAAGGCAAAAAAATCTGAACTTTACAATAATGTCATTTTCCGCGATATGGCGGTGGCCCGTGCGCAGATTCAGCTTGGCGATATCCTGAAGAGGGACGACTACGCAATTCCGGGTGGCGGCAAGATTAACGGTTCGCTGATTTATACCGATGCGATGACCCGGTGGAAGGACCTATTCGACCTGATGAAGCAGGAAGCTCCGGGTCCGCTGATGATGACTGACTTGAGCGGTCTCTAAAATACAAGAGCCTCGGGAAATCCCGGGGCTCCTGGCGTTTAATGTGCTCATTTGGAGCAGTCTATTTGAATTTCAGTGATTCCGCACACTGGGTAACTGCATTGACGCTTGCTTTGCTGTAGCGGATGGCTTGCATGGCACAGCCAACTTCGCGCAACTTCTTACGGATACCTACATATACGAGGAAGGTCGCCTTGGCGTCGGATAGTGCGGTATGGGCCTTGTCGTTGGTTACGCCGAGGATTTCACACACTGTGTTTAACCTGCGGTCCGGCCAATTATCGGGCTCAAGTCCACTAGCCTCATAAAGCAGGTCGAGTAGTTGAATGGTGTCATCAACTCTGAAGCTATCCAGTTGGTGACGGTAGAAGTCCTTCATGTATATTTGAATGAACTTCTTGTCAAATTTGAAGTTGTGAGCGATGAGTGTAGTCCAGAACCCTTTGTTGGCGTGTTCTGCGAGCATAGCGGTCATTTTTTCTTCGACTTCTGATACAAGGAGTCCAGTTGTTTCTAGTTCTTCTAGATTGAGGTGGTTAATATCTTCGACTGCATGTTTGTCGATTGTTTTGTCGGCGAATTGGCTCGGCTTGAAGTTCCATTCCCCTTCAGCCAGAGTTTCGTACTGCAGTGTTTCGGCGTCAAGTTCATAAATACCCATGCCGATTTGGAGGATGGGATTTTTACTAGCGTAAAGACCTGCAGTTTCGGTATCTATTGAGATGATGATTCGTTTGTCGTTCATACGACAAATATAGCAAAATTACCACTTGCCGATGAGGTCGCCGCACGGGAAGTATCCCGGGTCGTTCGTGACATCCTTGACACACTGGTCGACTTCAGCCGGTGTAAACAGGACATCCTGCTTGAGTTGCAGCAGGGTTTCTTTGTCGAGTGCGAGCGGGTTCCCCGTGCTGGTCGGGTTAGTAGCGACGGCGGAACCGTCTGTAGCGTTCCCGAGGGATGTCGAACCGAACAGGTTGTCGATGAAGTGCTGCTGGAGCGGGTTGTCCTTGACTTCCTGCGCGACATTCTGCCCGTCGTCTGTTGCGGTGTCGATGTATGCCTTCCACCAGTACTTGTGCCACATGTACTCGTACTCCGGCCAGTTGTCGGTTATCGAGTTTACCGAGAAGAGAATATTGTTGTACTCCGGCTTGAGAAGGTCGCCTGCCTTGGGGAATATCTGCTGTGCGGTATACCCGTGGTATACGAATGTGTCGTAGCCGCGCTGCCAATATTCATCGTTGTGAAGCCCGACATCGCAAAGGGGCTTGATTCCGGCATCCATAAGGCTACGGTAGTTGCGCTCGAGGAACAGGCCCATGTGGATGGCGACTTCTGTCTTGTCGGTGAACTGTATGCCGAAGCGCTTGTAGAATTCGTTCTGAGGGTTGAAGGTAATTTGGAGCGGCATCTCGAACACACGGTCAATCGTACGGGAGTTGTCTTCCTTGGTAAGCGGGTTGGCCGAGGTGTCGAATGTCGTGGTGTAGTACAGGAAGGATGTGCCGTGGTTCTCCATGAAGTCACGGGTGAGGTCCTTGTACTTCTGCTGTGCGTGGAAAGCGTTCTGCCTGCGGTAGAAGCTGCCGTAACCGTGCCGGGTGTGTGACTCGAAGTCTGGCTTGGAATAATGTGAGCGCGGACTGCGCTGGACGAACCCGGCAGACTTGTCTTCCCAGAAGGGCTTCGATACATTGGCCTGTACACTGAACTCCGGCACTAGGACATGACGGGCGCGCACATAGCCTTCAATGATAAGCGGTATACTTGGCAACTTGTTACCTCGGGATACAGTTTATATCCTGTGGGGGTTCCCGGGGTATATAAACTACCGATAATTGAAGAGGAATGGGAAAATGGCTTCAACATCAGTCGCAAGAAAGTATACGAACATATCGTTTGATGACATAAGGGCTCATCTCGTCGAAATTGTGAAGGCCAAGGAAGGCGCCCTTGCCGATATGGGGGACAGCTCGTTTGGCAAGACAATGATTGAGCTTTTCTCCGGTTTTGGCGACCTTGCGGCTAACTGGACAGAGGCTGCCTTTGGTAATATATTCCTTGAGACGGCGACAGCCAAGCCGGCCGCTTATTCGGGTGCTCGCTCGATTGGTTACAGTGTCCGCCGCCCGGTGCCGGCAAAGTGCTCAATCGGCATCCAGGTGACATCAATCAGGGAACACGGGACACTCAAGGTATTTATCCCGAAGGGTACCGTCTTTACGATGTCCGGTGCGACGCTCACTTCGATGGACGATATGGAGTTCATATACGACTATGATTCCGATGCCGACCAGACGGGTCTTATGGAACTTTCCCGTGGCCTCAATGTGCTTGCCGAAGGTCAGTTCCGTACTGAAGTTCTCATTTCGAATGGCCGACAGAATCAGGAATTCCACATCAATGATGCCTCTTTCTCTGATTATTTTGGTGACAGCGACCCGAACTTCTCCGATGATGGCAATATGGCTCACCGTCCGGCCTGCTTCACGCGGGTTACCTCCGATGCGACCCTGATGGACAACATCGACCCGGATATCGTTATCGACGACAAGTTGTACTGGCGCATTTCCCGTCGCGGATTGGAGGACCCTGCTCTTGACACGAAGTCGACTACTGGGCTTGAGTTCTCTACCGAGCAGGGTAACTACAGTACGAACTATACGGCTCTCATCGAGACCGCGAATGACGGTTCTGTTGCGATTAGGTTCGGCGATGGTCTTAAGGCAGCCATTCCGTTTGGCAATATCGAGGTCACCTACTTCTCTACTAACGGTGAATCGGGTAATATGCTTGGTGTGTTCGGTACGGCGCTCTCGACGACTGGCGGGAACATTACCATTACCACAAAGGATGGGCAGGAGACCGATGTCACCCTGAACGACCTCAATATCTGCTTGGTGACCGACATTAGGGGCGGTCTGGATATAGAATCGATAGAGTCTATCCGTAACAATGCGTCTGTTATTTTCAATACGCTTGACAGGTTGGTTACTCGTGAGGCATACAAGGTATTCCTCCGGCGCTATGCCGATGTGAAGTATGCGTCTGCCTATGGCGAAGATGTTCTTAACACGAAGCTCCTCAATGGGGGTATCAATGTGAAGTACATGAACCAGGTGCGCTTTACGGCGCTAAAGGACCTGTACCGTAAGAAGGATGGCAAGTATTACCCGACGAACGAGGACGAGTATATGTTGGCTGGGTATAAGGTCAACGGGTTGATGTACAACTGGCTGTATGATTTCCAGGACCCGAACAAGGAGAGCGTTGTTGAGGATGGTGCTGCAATAATTGACGGCATCCGGGGAGAACTTGATGCTACCGTGGAGAAAGCTTTGGTAGCTGCCGGAATAGAAACTCCGAGCGATGAACAGATTGCCGCGATTTCGGCTGACTTGATGAAGCTTGTGAACAAGCATGTCCCGAAAATCAAGTTGGATGATTCAGTATTCTCCGCGTTCCTTACTCCGATGGATTTCGTGGTGGAAGGCTCCGAACTCCACAATATTATGCTGGCACTGAACAGGCGCGGGATGCTTACGGTCGGCGATGGTTTCCACAACTATGTGTACCCGTCCGTCCACAATATGGAAATCAAGATGGATGTCGTGCTTTACAAGGGTAACAACTTTACTGACATCCGCGAGCGCATCAAGAATGTGGTGTACCGGTACCTCAAGGAGAATACCGAGTTCTGCACCCCGATTTTCCGCTCGAAGATTGCATCCCTTGTCCACAGCATGAAGGAAGTTGCCGGTGTCGATGTGTATTTCCAGCCGGCGGATAGCGCTTTCGCCGAGCTTGACCTTGAGAACTATCCGTGGATGGGCGATTCGACCTCCACATTCTGCGACCCGGGCACTACGGCGTTTACCGGGATGAGCTTTACCTTGCAGGGAAGCTACCGGGGTGGTCCGCGTGTTTCCGATGTATTCACTATGCGTGACCAGGGTAAGATTCAGTCCCAGATTGCCGAATACTACGCCCAATATGTCAAGCCGTATGTCGGTACCCGGACTACAGACGGGTGCGGCAATGTCAAGGTCGAGAACTCGATTACCGACAAGCTTATTGACCGCTTTGTTGCCTATATTTGGGAGCGCGTGATGCAGGAAATCTATGCTCCTATCACGGAAGCGCTCGATAACGAGTACAAGTCTGGGGGTACGGATACATTGCGGTACAAGGCTATTCGAGATTCAATCAAGACTTGGGAAATGGGCAAGGATTCACTGAAGTTCAAGAACATTTCCGGGATTACCGATATGGTCGAAATCAACGGGGTGAGGCTGTTCGACTATATGCGCTATGGTATGGACTACATCAAGCTGGTGCGCCGCGTACTTGGAGCCAAGTCTACCGAAACCCTTATCAATAGCGATACGGGCAATATCACCGAATATTCCAATGACAACGAGATTGTTCAGTTCACTATCCCGAATGAACTTATCAATCTTACTGTCGCGCAGACATCTTCACTTCTTACGGGAACAGGCAGTAGCGTATAATGAATCCGATTCCACTTAATGACCGGGGCCAGTTCAGGTACCTTGACTTTGTTGCTTATCTTCCGGAATTTCTCCGTGAGGAGCCCGATGTGGTCGAGCTTGTTCAGGTAATGAGCGACTATATCAATGACGGCTACCGAAACATCGAGGATGTCGAGGAGTTTGAGTTCAAGCTGTGTGTAGCCGAGCCGAAAGTCGAACGGGCGAAGGAAGCGCTCGCTAAGCTGCGCTCTATGTTCGACCTCGCGTCGGGTCGAAGCGACCGGGTATACTACCTATCGGTCCCCCGAGCAAATGTGAAATCCAACGAGGTGTTCGGGAAGAAGACCGGCTATACCCCGTATTATGTGGATGTTCCGCTGAGGGAAGTTGTTGACGAAATTACTGGTATACAGACTATCGATTCTAAGCTGGTCGATATGGAAGATGGAGATGTGGTATTCGTCAGGTATACCGCAGTTGAACCGCCTGTAACCAAGGCGTACTATCTTTCCAAGGATACAAATACTCATACAAATACTCTCTTGGCCGACCCGGAAGGTACTAGTCAGGACCCGTTTACGGACACGAACAATACGGGTTCCCGGATGATATCGTTCAATGTCAGCGATATATCCAGCATCGGTACCAGGTATGGCGGCCTCCGGAACGGAAATACATACTTCGAGGTATTCTTCAATGCCCGGGTCAGCGATGTCAAGAGTGAGCCCGCCCGTATGCAGGTATCCTTCGATGCTGACCGTATCGATGAATCCAAGGATGATATCGTGGTCGACTACTACGGGATGAGCTATGTCGGCAATGATAAGTACTACACTACCTTTACATTTCACGATACCAATGGGTGGGCTTGGAAGTCGGGTATTCCGGCTGGTATGTTCTATCTGAAGGATAGCAGTGGAGCAAAGCTTTCTGCTGTCGGTGAGGCGCTCAAGACGAATGAGGAGATGGCGGAGGACCCGTCGCTGTCGTATTCGTCCGAGAGGTATGCCCTTTCTAAGGATGCTACATACGATATCTATGGCGGTACTTGGACATTTGTTACCGAGACTGCGATTCCACAGGTTGATGACGGAAGGTTCTATGCGGTAAATACCCGTACTGGAAAGTGCGTCGGTGAGTTCATTTGCAGTTCGTCTAAGTCTGCCGATGGCGAGTTTGCGACATCAATGAATGCCGTATGGGTGGATGGGTATACTTCTACTATCCCGAAGGACGAAGTTATCCTTATCCAGTTCCCCCTGTTTTATAGCAAGGGTGTTCCGAATTACCGCAGCGCTGTTCCGATTGCGAACTGGGAAGTGCAAGCGTCTATTGGTGCCGTCAAGGTGGATAGCGCAGTCATTTACCGTGCGAAGAATGTCGGAACGGTTCCGGTGGACTATGGGACTTTTGAATATGATGCGCTCGATGTGAACGACCCGATGCACTCGGTTTACATTCCGCGTGAGGTATTCTCTAAATTGTCAGCTGATATTGCTATCGGACTTCCGTTGTTCTGTGAAAATGTTCTATGGAGAGGTATTGCCACTGTAGCAAAGTGGAAGAAGGATTCTCGTGGTGGCGCTGTCGTCACGATGGCGGTTACTCTGGATACTTCTAGGGTAGGCAATACGGTTCATCTTCATAGCGGGATGCTGGGTATGATTTCAGTTACCGGCGAAACTGAGGGGACTGTCGATAACTTGTTTACAACTCCCGACCTTCTTAATGTAGCTATTGGTTCAGGTTCTTTGTCTGGTGCGAAAGGATATGTCGTATGCCTCCTCAATGGTATCCCACACTATCCACGCTATCTCATTATCCGTGAAGTCGACCAGACTACCGGCAAGGTAACCTTTGATAGTCCGAATATCGAACCTGGGTACTATGCGTTCTATGTAATGCAGCTTGACAAGGAAACCGGCTATGTGAAGGAATTTGGGTCGGTTAACCGTATTGGCGATAATAAGTGGAGTGGTTCCTGCAAGAGATATCGCGGCGATGTGTACACCGGCGGGCCGGCATATATGTATGACGGACAGGGGAACTGCGCTTTCATTGAAATGGGAAGCGAGGAGAATCCGGTCAGCCTGTTTACCGAGGAAACTTGGTACGAGAAGGGTGATATCGTGTATAATCCGGGAGACGGCAAACTCTATCGCTGCCTCGTGAAAATCTATGCCGATGTCGGTGATACGCCGGACGGGATGCACGAGTTCCGCATAGAGCGGCTGGCCAATACTCATATAGAGTATTCCGAGGTATACAACAAGTTCGTACCGTACTATGGGCCGGTGAAGAGTATGGAATTTGGCGGCAAGGTGGACTACACCGGCGATATGGATATCGCTACTCTTCCGCTTTATATTACGAAGGTGGTCGAAAACCGCTTGAAGTATGGTTGGGAGCACCGTGATTTCCTCAATTACGGCACGATGATGAATATGAATGGCCGTGACCGTAACGGTTCGGTCGATATATTCAGTTCCGCAAGGTCAACCGGTGGCCGTGAGTTTGAGACCGCGAAGGATGCCGTGACGGCCACTCTCAAGAGCAAGGCTAGGTGGAACATTACCTATCCTGTTGTGAAGCAGGGGGTTGCTACTGACCTGAAGGTGGATATCGATAATCAGGTATATGTCACGGCTGAATATGTGGAAGGCGCATGGGTTGTCTCGGTGGCATCGGCTGCCCACGGATTGGTCGAAGGTGCTCTTATCAGGGTTACTGGGTTTGCCGAGACATCGGGCCTGAATATCAATGGGTATTACCCGGTCCATGTTGTGGATGGGGATAATATCAGCTTCTCGATAACTGACTCCAGGATGATGAGTACCCGCCGCGTGATTAACTTTGAGGTAAGCGAGAATACCAGCATTGACTATATCGGCGAATATTGGGCTGACTTGGTTACTGTTGAGAAGGTTGCCGGTGAATCATCGGTATATCAGGTAGCTGCTGCTAATCCGCTTGTTGGAATCACCGAAGGCGATGTTCTTACACTGGTTGACATTGATGCCGATACCGGAAAGAGCAACGCTCCGGCCAAGGTAGAAGTTACTGTACTATCTGATAGTGTTCCGGGCGATGGGGTTATTCGATTTACTTGCGGTGCGGATATTTCTGCTTATCTTTCGGATTCGTTCCAGTTGAGACGGGCTGCCGAGGAAGGCGACTATGTGATGGTCGACGATTTGGTGTATCTTGTTGGCAATGGCTTGTGGGGATTGCGTGATGAGCACGACTTGGCGATTCCGTCGGTTCTTGTGTCCAAGCAGAACTTGATGGATGTAAGCAATACTAATCCGGAACTTGCGCTTGGCGAAGATATCGTAGTCGAGCGAATCATTCCGGAAAGCGCTGATGTCGCGATTGTCCGTATCAAACAGCCATTGCTTCACTTTACCGCGGAGAATCGTTCGATAATCGCCGGAAGGACGATGGTCAAGATAACCAATGCTTCCCCGAGCCAGTACAACGGGTGGCATACTGTTACCGATGTTGTTGGTCCAAAGGCGTTCAGGATATCGGTTCGGCTTCCAGAAGATGATGTCATCGAGGCACAGGGTCTCAACGGGATGCCGATTCGGTTGAACGAGGGTAGATGGTATGCGTTTGCCTTGAATGGTATCGATTGGGAAAAGGTGAGCAATCGCGTGACCTATTCGCTCGACAACAAGATAACCTCGGTCAGCGACGGGCTGGTGATTACTGACCGCGACCACGGCTTTGCCGAGGGCGACTATGTGGTTGTAGGCAGTCTTTCCGATATCGTGTCGGTCGATGCATATAACAAGGATGAATTGACCGGGATATCGTGTTACCGGGTGGCCAAGCTCAATGGTACCCGTGGGGCTACTTTGGTTAATATAGATGGTACGCCGGCTACTGCCGTCGCTGAAGGCGCTGCAATCGCTCGGGGCGTCCTGCTGACTGCCCGTAGGGACGATATCGGTTCCCTCACTGGGGAATACAGCCGCAAGCTTGAATCCCTTGGAGGTAAACGCTATCGGTTCACGGTGGGGGATATCGTGATTGCGCTTGCTCAGCAGAATCCATCCGAAATTAAGTCTTGGCGCGTCAATAAGGATGGTGATTGGCTACCTGTTAGGGCCAAGCGAAGCTTGAAGGTTTCCGCATTGGGAGTCTACAGCTACGATAATGCCGCGTTTGACGGTACTGATGTCGATTCCGGTGAGGCCGCCGAGAAGTACGAGACATATAGCGATGTGGATGTGGAATCGTTTGATGCCGATGTTTATGTAGCTGGCTACCGCTGTGTTTCCCGTCCGAACTTCGCGGCTCCTGCATTGGAAGATATGGATACGACACGGACGGCTTCGCTTGAATATTCTTCTGCTGAGGACTTTTCTACGGTTTCTCCGAGGACCAATATGAAGCCCGGCTTCAAGGGCATTCCTTCGATGAAGTACCCGCTTGTCGAGAAGATTGAGCGTCTTTGCTACCTCAGGGATGCACATGTCATCGATTTCGAGCTAATCGAGTACCTCGCCCGGTTCCTCGGGTATGATATTACGGCTCTTGGGCAGGATATCGGCGAAAGCAGTATGTACAGCACCAAGGCCGAGAGGGAACTTGCGGTTAGGGAAACCATTGCTAATCTCCCGCAGTACTATTCATTGGGCGGTACCAAGCCGGGTATCCGTATGTTGCTTGCAACATTCGGGGTGATTGCCGATGTACTGACCCTTTGGACTGATGCGAATCGTCCGTATTCCGATATGATTCACCGCGATGAGGTTATCGAGAAGGTCGAATCCGGCAAGGGTGGTAAGTGGGTTCCGACGCCGTACATCGATGTGGTAGTCACTAACGATAGTCGGTTGCCTCAGTTTACCGCTCGTCAGGGCGATATCGAGCGCATCAAGGAGCAGATTCGGGTATTCAAGCCGATAAATGTGGTGTTCAGGGATTTCATCATCAAGATGGTCGATACATTGAAGCTGGACCCCATGATTTACCTGTGTGGCTCCGAGGTGAAGACTACTGCCGGAGTGGTCGTCGCCACTAATGATGATACCCCGATAACGGTCGACTATAGCGACGATGAACTGAATAATTGTGCTTTCTAGCCGGTATTAGGAGGATAAAATACGGGCTACCGGGGTTACCCGGTAGCTTTTTGCGGATATAAACTAGATTCTTGATAGAATTATCCAGGATGACCCAATGAATGATATTAAATTGACCGAACAAGGCAGGGCCCTTTTGCTTCAGGCTAATACTAATGCCGGGGGCGTAACATATTGGATTGGGTATTTTGGTTTGGCTTATGTGCCTGACCAGAGTAATTTTAACCCTAATGGTTCAACGCTTATTGGGGCCAACGAAAAAGGCGACTACATCTACAATATTTGGCAGGGCGATTTATTTTCCGAAGGCCATATGATTGACAGTGGTAGGGCGATTACACTCTATGACCGCAATATATCATCTAACTTCAAGTATGTCTACAACAGGGAAAAGGGTTGCAATCAGCTGGTTACCTGGACTTGCGACGGGAATGCTGATGGGTCTAATGGTGAAGAGACACCGACATATATCAGGACTGGGTTTAAGGTATATGAAGGT